TCCCTCGGTCGGCGTCTCGCCGCGGTCGCACTGGTACGACCAGAACCACTTCAGTCCGGGTCGAGCGGACTGCCGCATGGCGTCAAGCCGATCCCACGACCCGCGGTCCACAGACAGGTGGACAAAGACGTTGTCGGCCGGAGCGATGCGGGAGGCAAGGACTGGCTTTCGGGTCACGATCCACTGTGGGATCGCGGCCATGAGCGGCGCAGCTTTGTTGATGCACTCGACCGATTCGGGGAACAGGTCGCCCCCGCCGTTCCACCGCACGAACGACAGGCCCAGCCGGACGGCCCATCTGGCAATCATAGAGCCGGCGACATCGGGATACTGCTTGACCGTGTTCATGAGCCGGTGCTGCTTCCGCAGACTCGCCGTCCACGTTGACGGCCCGCGAGTAAAGTAGCATCGCTTGCCGCACACCTCGGTCGGCGTGCACGTCCCGATGATCGGGAAGTTCAAGCTGTACCCTGTAACCTTGTTGGTCGAGAACGGGTTCTCCCCGTGCGCGAGCACGTCGCCATTGTCCGGCACGTCTTTGCTAGCGAGCGTTGCGACCGACATTTTGCATCCTTGCAAAAGTGCCCCGCCGGGTGCGGAGGTGCGATACACCCGGCGGGGCGGCAGGAGCCATCCATGGCTGCGAAAGTGTTGTGTACCCTAACAATGAGCGTCAGGCAATACCTAGAAACTCCCGCACTCGCTCCTTCATGAAGGTGCTCTTACCCTCTTTCGCGTACCACTCCAGATACTCTTTACCCTCGCGAGTTGTCGCAACTTCTAATATCTTGCGACCCGAGTACCGCCCGGTCCTGAACTCATGGACTCCGTTCCCGCTGCCGGCCGGTGCCGATGGCCTGTCCTGCACCGGAGGCGAGTACCTCCTCCTCAAGTTGCAATACACGCACGACAGCGACCACTGCCACTCGTTGTTGTCCATGACAACGTACGCCGAGCCGCCGCACCGCTCGCACTCCCCGGCGTCGAGCACCAGAGTATCCGCGGACTCGACCGGCTCGTCCCTGTTCACGATGCGTGCCATCATGCTCCGTACCTCACTCTCGCGTAGCCGACCTTCCGGGACATGGTCTCCAGTTCGGACCAGCCCGCCCTGATCTCCGCGCACCGTTCCTCAATCTCGCTGGGAGAAGGGTCCGGGGCCTTCGACCCGAGCCGCAGGTCGTTCCTGACATGCGGCCGCTTCCCGAGCTTCAGCAGTCGAGCCGTAGTGTCCAGCTTCGACCTCGACCATCCGATCTCACGGGCGATCTCCTCAGTCCGCATTTCGCTTGCCCACAGAACAGCCAGATCAAATGGTTCCACCTTTTTGATCATCACAAAACCTCCATGCGATGTGTGTTCCACCGTCCCTCGTTCACCACAACGAGCCGCCGACGAGCCCGCGTCACTGCCACGTACGTGACCCTGCACTCCTCGTCATGCTGCTCCGTTGACTCCATCCCGGCCGCCACCCTAACGCCCGTAGTTGTCAGGAGGGCGACGTTGTCCGCCTCCGCCCCCTTGACCGAATGAATTGTTCCGACGCGGACGCCCGGGTTCGCCGCTGTGTCCACGCCCCACTTCTTTGCTGCCCGAACGAAATGCTCGCCGTAGTCGCAAAGCTCCGCCCATCGCCCGCAGGCGATCATGTCCCGCAGTTCCGGGGAGCAGCCAAGCTCCTCCAAGTCCCGCGGGAAGATCGCGTCCCACCGCTCGGCCACGTCCGGTCTGGCGAACGCCGCCTTTGTGCCCCGCTTCAGCATGACGGCACCGTCCCGGCGACGGCTCGGCAGGGCTTCCAAAACTCGGGCCCAGTCTTCGCCGCTCACGCCCTCGCCGCGCTCAAGGGACCAGAGAGCCTTAAACCCCTGCGTCCGGGCCGTGAGCCCCGGCGGAGACTTCGTAGAGCGAAACGGGATGCCGCGTTCTGCGAGAGCCCCCATATACCGCTGCGCCTGAAAGTTTGTTCTGGCGATCAGCAGCCACGACTGATCCCCGCGGACTTCGTCGCACGCCTCGTCAATGCTGCCGCGTTCGTCAATCACGCCGTCGTGATCGGCCGGAGCGATGCCGCGGTCAAAGTACCCGCGGTGCATTCTTCTCAAGCACTGCTCCCCGAGCTCAAGGATCGGACGCGGGCAGCGGTAGCTCTTTGGCATGATCCGCTCCTTGTGGGCGGGCCAGCCGAGGAAGCAGTCCGCGTTGGACCCGGCGAATCCATAGATAGCCTGAAACGGGTCGCCCACGACGTAGGCCCACTTCACGCTGGGTGCCGAGACGAGCCGCTTGCATACCGCGTCAAGCAGCGGGCTCGCATCCTGCTGCTCGTCAAACAGCCATGCCTGAACGGCCGGCGGCTCCCCCTCCGGCTCGCTCTCGGAGATGCCGTACTTCGGCAGGACTCGCAGGCCGGCGAACCGGAGCAGCATGTCACTGAAGTCGGCGCGACCGTCAATCCGCTTCGCCGACTCGTACTTGTCGCATACCCTAACAATGGCACCGATGTCCGGCACGTTGTCGTCCACGATCCGAGCCAGCCGCACCACGTCCTCAATCGGCCGGAGGGTTGCCCGCGCCAACTCCCAGCAGTTCAGTGCCGACGCCACCACCGGGTCCCCGCGGAACGTAGCCTTGCCTGTGTCCTCGTCTATCTCGGCGTGGACCGACACGCCCATCACGTTCGCCAGCCACTCGACGTCCGCCTTGGAGTCGGTGCGGACCAGTTGCTCAGACGTGACCCCGAGCAGCCGGTACACGATGCTGTGAACAGTCCTGAACCACCCGTCCTTGGTCAGCACGGTGGAGGGGACGCCCCACGCAAGGCTCGCCCGCTCCGCCGCCTCCTCCCGAGCCGCCCGGGTAAAGCTGGCGAAGCCGAGAGCCATCACGTCGCCCCCAAGCTTGTCCCGGGCACCCGTCATAATCGACAGGAGTTCGGTCGTCTTGCCTGTCCCAGCCCCGCCGATAAGTCGTCCCAACTGCGTCATGTCAGGGAATCTCCTTCCATATAAGGGTTTTATTCCGGGTTTTCTGTCGCCCTAAGTCACGCGCCCGGGCCGAGTTGCGTCAAGTTGCCAGAAAACCCACGAAATCTGCGCAAGAAAAACCAACACGCGCCAGAAATCCTATATAGAGGGGGAATTGCTCCCGCCCTCCGTGGCCAGCTTCTCCAGCAGTGCCAGTTCCCGCCTCGTCCAGACGACGTAGCTGACGGTCTTGCCGCTGCTGTGCTTGTGCTTGCAGTGCCGGAAGTCCCCGTTAGACCCGAACAGGGCGCAGAGCCTCCGCTTGATTGACAGCCGCTCGCCCTCGCCCAGTCGGTGCTGCCGCTCAATGTCCTCCCACGTCCGGTTCCACGCGAACCAGAGCGTGCTGTCCCCCCGCCACGTCGCCCTCCCGGTCGGGCAGGGAGCGTCGTCCTCCTGCGGGGGTTGGGCCTGCAAGAGCCTGTCAAGCAGCCAGCTTGCCAGCACGACGTACCGCAAGCTCGACTCACCCGGCCATTCCTCGTCGGCGTTGTCCATCAGCTTCGACATGAGCCCCCGCACGGCACGCCTCGGACGCCGGCCGGCTCCACCCGGCCGCGCGGGACGCCCGAGCCACATCTGCCTCCACTGCTCCGGGTTCTCGTTGAGCAGCACCTTCCCGGTACGCTCCAGCACCGCGGACGCCACCTTGGCCGGCACCTCAAACTGAGCCGTTGTCAGGCTGACGCTGCCGGTCCCGTCCTGCGTGAGAATCTGCCACGCCGGTACGGTAACCCGGTACTCCCGTGGATCGCTGTGCACGATGGTCAGCTTCCACTCCCCGGGCCACCACTCGGACTCCCCGTTCGGGTCGTTTCGTGGCGGATGGAACGACAGCCCCCAGCGGGTCAGCTTGTTGAACGTCTCGCTCTCCTCGGCCCCGCCGGCGTCGGCATCTGCCGCGCCCGGTTCCGCGCCCGGTTTGCGCCCGGTTTGCGCCCGGTTTGCCTCCGGGGCATCCGCCCGCTCAATCGCCGTAGCCGTCTCAATGCCAGCGGCATCGCACTTCCGGCGGTAGGCAATCGCACTGCGGTAGATGTCCCGCACCTCGTCCCGCTCCATCGGCGGACGGCACGACTCCTTGTTCACCATCTGCACCTTAAGGAGCAAGTCGGCCTGCTCCTGCGGATCGTCAAGGTTTGGGATGCGGAACGCCTCCCGGACAGCGAACCGGTAAAGCTCCGAGTTCCTGCTGCCCTCCTTGATCGCTCCGTCCAGCACCCGGCGAGCGGACGGCCGCGGCGTGCGGCCCCCGCCGTCCGGCGACGAGTCGCCCTCGTTCCAGAGCATCGCCGACAGGCGTTCCGGGAGCGGCTGAAGCTCAACGTCGTCGGGGCTCAAGCCTGCCACCCACTCGTACTGCACTCCACTGTGATGCTTGCTTGGGGGCAGGACGCTCTGCGCCGCCGCTCCGCCGCCGCCAATGCGGACCTCCAGCCCCCGCACCTTCCGCACGGCGACCGGAGGCATGCTCTCGTCCCACGCGAACAGCCGGTGCACCGACCTCGCTGACTTGTAGGTCGGCGTGGCCGACTTCGACAGGTTCAACTCCTCGGCAAACCGGCGACCCTCGTCCGAGTCGAACTCAACGTCCACGACCCGCGACTGCGGCCCGAGGAGCAGCCCCACGTTCCACGGCGTGTCGTCCTCGTACAGAGACAGCACCGTGTCCTCATCGTCGGTGGCTTCAGCCTGCCAGCGACGAGCCACGGGGTGCTTCCCCGGCGTCGGGCAGTCCCGGCTTTTTCCGCAGGTGCAACTGCCATCCGGCCGCACCCCATGAAGTCTGACGATCTTCCAGCCCCTCGCGGCGATCCCCGCCGCTGCATTGCTCATGTGCATGACAAACGCTCCTGTTTTGACTTCCGTGACAAAAGGCCGGTGCCCCGGGCGAGGAGGACAAGTCACTCGCCCGGGGCCGGCATCACGGCGGGCAGCGGCCCGCCGGAGGACACTCACACTCAGTCGTCCACGGCAACCCGGGACTCGCTCACCGACTTGCTCAGTGGCAGCGTGTAGCTGTCCCTGACGATCGCACCCTCCTCCGTCGAGAGCGTCCGAATGAGCTTCGGGACGATCTGCGAGTAGGGCTGTCCGCCCTTGTTGAACACCTTCTCCAGCCGCAGGCTCACGACCGTCTGGAAGTAGGGCACTCCGAGACTGCTGATCCGCTTCACGAACTGCGTCACGGTCTTGAGAGAACCCGGCCCTGCGTTGATGAGCAGCGGCAGGATTTCCTCGTTCCGCAGGATCGCCAGCAGCCGGCTCTCCTTCGCACGCTTCCCGCGGCCACCGGACCCGGACCCGAACTGGGTGTACGCCAGCCGCTTCCAGTCATAGGTCCGATCCCCGGTCCTCGCCTCCTCCAGCACGGCGGGGTCGAGGTCGCCGAGGTCATCCGACACCCGGGTTCCGACCTCAAAGTCGTGCGTGACGATGACCGGAGAGCGGCCCTGCTCGGGCTGCTCGCTCGGCCAGATCACGCCCTGCATGGCGACCAGTGCAAGGATGCCGCTGACCTCCTTGCACGTCTCCTCCTCGCCGCGAGCGTTCATGAACGCCCACGTCGTCGCACCGCCGGCCGGGATCGGGACGCGGATCAGGTCCGCGGCCGACATCCCGGCACCGCCGGTGTTCCACTTCAACGCCTCCGCCACGCCAGAGCCGTCCCGGAGGGCGAGGAACGTGTCCACGCCCTGATCATCACCAGCCACCGCCAACTCGTTCTTGCTCACAAAGCACTCCTTGGTGCAGCGCACCATAACAATTGGGTACCAATCAACCGCGCGCCGCACTGTGCAGCGAAGCGGACCTGAACTCCTGAACCAGACCCTCAAACGGCGTGCCATCGGCCAGCCGTGCGTCACCGGAGACGCCCTTGTTCTTCGCCTGTTCCTTCAGCCACGCCTTGAGCGTGCCTGTCAGCACCGTGCGAATCTCGTCAGCCATGCTGACGCCGTCCTCATCAACAACAGTCGCCGCAGCCGCCAGCACCTTGTCACGGTTCTCCTTCAGCACCGAGATGCTCACGTCCTCCTGCACCCACCACGTCCTGTCGTGGGCGATCGCACCGTCGAGCCCAGCGAGCTTAAGCAGGTCAATGCACTTGACCTCAAGCTCGTCGGCCTCCTTGCCGAGCTTCTTGGCAAGGGCAGACGCTTCCGTGGCCTGCTTCTTCTTGTCCATAAGCTCCTTGAACTTCGCCTGAAGTGCCGGCAGCACCGGCCCCTCAGTCGCACCGTCCAGAGACGCCGCCAGCGCGGCTCCTGCCTCGGTCATTCCGAGTCCTCCTCATTGGAATCAACCCTTTTCGTGAGGCGGTCCACGACCGCCTGAACCACGTTCTTCCGCTCCCTCAGAGCGGCGTACACATCCTGATCGACCGTGCCCTTGGCAACGAGGTGGTAGTACCGACAGCACCTCGTCTGCCCCGGGCGGCGCAGCCTCGCAAGGCTCTGCTCGTAGTCCCCGAGCGACCACGACATTGAGTAGTAGACCGCGTAGCAGGCCCGGGTCAGGTCGATCCCGACTCCGCCGGAGGCAATCTGCACGGCGAGGACAGTCGTGTCTCCACCCTGCCATCGCTCCAGAGTGTTCTCGTTTCCGCTGACCTCGCTGCTTGTCCGGCCGAGCCGCCGCGCCGCCGCGTGCACCTCTTGGATGTCCGCCGCGAACCGGCAGAACACGACCACCGGCTCGTTGACCGGCAAGTCCTCCATCCACTCCTCAAGTGCCGACGCCTTGCTCGGCGTGCCATCCACAAGCTGCGTCCCGCCGATGGCGTCCGACGCCGGGAGGTAGCCGCCCGTCAACTGCCCGAGCCGGAGAAGCTTGGTCAGCGTGTTCGCCGCCACGACTTCTCCCCTCTCAAGCAGTGCCACGCAGTTCTCCTCCAAGTCGCGGTACGCCCGCATGATCTTCGCCGAGAGCTTGACCTCAATCGTTTCGTGGATCGCGTCTGGCAGGTCAAGCACCTCGTCCGCCGCAGCCCGCCATGCGTTGCGGTCCAGCTTGGACGTCAACTCGTCCATGTTCCGCCACGACCGGACCTTGCTCTGAAACACCGGGTCGGTGTCTGCGTACCGCGACCGCATCCTGACGATGGACGTGCCGAACACCGTAGGGTCGAGGAACCGGAACTGGCCGAACAGGTCGAGCGGCGAGTGCGGCATCGGCGTTCCGGTCAAGCACAGCCTCCGGGCCTTCGGGTGCTTCCTCGAAAGCTCGTAGAGCCAGCGAGACGCCCTGCCCATCGCGGCCTTGATGCGGTGGCTCTCGTCAAGGACGATGGCATCCCACTGCACCTGCGTGATGACTTCCGCCAGCCCCTTCCGCCAGACGGCCTCGTAGTTCACGACGACCGCCAGCTTCCCGCCCCGGGCCAGTGCCTCCGTCAGCAGTTGCCCCCGCTTCGCAACGGAGTGCCGCGTCAGGTTCAGCACGAAACGCCCCGGGTCAAACATCCGGTGCTGCTTGACCCACGCCGGCCCCACGGCCGGCGGGCAGCAATACAGCACCACGTTCGCGTCGGCCACGGCGAGGATGGCCGCGCCGCTCTTTCCGACTCCCATGTCCGCGGCGAACATCCCGGACTGCCGGGATGCGTACCACTCAATCATGCTGACCTGATGACCCCACGGCTTGACGGCTTCCATAGTCATGCCACCTCCTCGGTCGTGAGGCTTTCGTGCATCACCTCGTCGCGGAGCTTGTCGATCTTCGCCTGCAGTTCGCCGATCTGGCGAACCATCCCCTTGATCACGTCGTCTGCGGCTCTGGCCTTGGTGGCGTGCCATCGGTCGTTCAGCGGCACAAGCGAGTCGTACCACCGCACCAGCGGCACCCCGTCAACCACGATCTCGCTGACCGTGCCCTCGTCAAACCAGTAGGTCCCGGGCTGCAATCCAACGTATGCCCGGTAGACCTTCGTGCCCTTGTCCATCTCTCTGTCCTCCATGCTTTCAGTAGGCGTCAGGTACGCCGCGGCTCGCTCCAAGCGGCCGCAGCGTACACTAACAATAGGTCACTTCGTCAATGCCAGAGCCGCCGAGAATGCGTTCTCCTTCAGTCGAGCCGCCGAGCCGAACAGGACGGATGACACCCTGTTGTCCCTGCGGTTCTCCGCCGACGTGCCGCGGGTGCCCATCCCGTGATCCGCGTACTCGGACACCGCGTTGTAAGCGGTCCACGCGGAGAACCGTCCGTCGAGCCCCGAGTTCCTCTCGTTGTGGAGCATCGCGTAGAACGATCCCACCACCCGCTCGACGCCGCGGTCAGACAGTGCCGATGGGACGACCGACCGGAAATAGCCCTCGACGGCACCCGTATCCATCGCGTGCCTCGCCAGAGCCTCGACCTGCTCCTTGAACAGGTCGTGCCTCTGTTCGATGATCCCGAGGCAGTCCCGAGCCCGGGAGACTCGTTGCGACAGCGGCTCCGCCCGGTGGATGAGCCGGACCATGGCCGACCCGGCCGACAGCGACTCGGCGAGCCGGAGCGTGTTGGCACACACCACCCGGATCGACGTGGGGAACAACGTGAGAGCCTTCGTCCCGTCGTGGCCGTTCACGACCAGCACGTACTGCTCCAGAATGTCCCTGTCCGTCACCCGGATCACCTTCGGCAGCTTCGCCAGCATGAACACATGCCGTCCGCCGCGGAGAGCCCCGGCGGTATGCCAGTGCGCCAGTCCTTCCCCGGCGATGCTGTCCATCCATCCAAACGCCTCGCTGTTCTGGAGCGGTGCGTACTTGTGCCCCACGCAGCCGAGGACGGCCCCGGTGTCCGACCGGACCACAGCCCGGTGCGACGGCACTTCGATGCCACTGAGCGTCGTCAGGTGTTGCGTCTGCACCTCCCAGTCGAGCCCCGCCAGCTTGATAGCGTCGGCACTGGTCTGAGCCGAGTCCACAACCTGTCCGAGTCCGTGCCACGCCTGACTTCCGACCGCCATGAACGCGGCCCTTCCTGTCGTCTGGTCAATTTCATGAGCCATTGCACACTCCCTTTCTTAGCCACTGCGGCTTGTTTGTGAACACTAACAACTGAACCGTAGCATCTTACACGACTGAAAACATATGTCAACGGGTGCGGCGAGAATTTTGGTCCGCCCCAGCCATGGCCGCAGCCGCATCGCCCACTTCAATGAGAGCGAGAGCGAGCCGCCTGACGGGCGACTCGTACTTGCCGTATTCCCGGGCGATGCTGCTCGGGTATCGCAGCGTAGGGCGAGCCTGCGAGCCGACGATGACACCCGCAGCCAACGCCACCAGAACAGCCAGAGTCAGTCCGTACTTCATGACTTTCTCCTTGCTTCAGCGCGTTTGATCTTCCGCTCCTGCTTCTTCCGACGCCGCTGCATCATCCGCTCCGCCCGGTCGCCCAGCCACGCGGCGAGCCCGGTCGCCTCCTCAGCGGTCATGAGGATGACCGACTCCTCCGGCGGCGCGGCGTTCCCGCGGTACCCGGGACGCACCCCGACCGCAATTACGTCTTCCAGACCGTAGCTGCCTTCAAGCTCCCTCGCGTGAATAAACGCTGGCAGGAAGCATGCCTGCGTCTGCCGCCTGTAGAAGTCTCGCCTGATAGCCATTACACAGCCCTCCTTGGTGTGACGCGAACCCTAACAATTCCTTCGGCACGCTGCTTGCGAATCTTCGACGTAACTCGGTAGGGGCGTGCCACGACCCCACCGGGCAGGATGCTCTTGCGACGTGTCAGCGGCAGGACAGAGAACCCGCCATCGCGGTTGCTGTATGCCACGATCCACTTGCGACCCCTGCGTTCCTCGTACTCCACGAACGTAAACGGCCCGCGAGCCGCCATACTTACCTTCTTGCGTTCCCCGCCGTCAAGCCGCACGACGTAGTAGGGACCGCCCGTCACGCGGAACTGGTCCCCCGGCTCCAGCAGTACCCGCTCGCTCACTCTGTACGATTTCATTTGCGTTCCTCCTTCTTCTTGTTTCGGCTTTCTGCCGCGGCCTTGGCTTTCTTCGCCCACCGCTCCCGCATCCACATGCGGTATCGCTCCTGCTTGATTCCTTTCATGCACCCCTCCATGCCGGCTTGGGGGAGGGGATCGCCATGGCGTAAACGTCGTCCCACGTCAGCGTCCTCGCGAACTCGCTACCCTTCTCCGCAAGTGCCGCGACGAACTCGGCCCGCTCCGGCAGGGGCTCAAAGCGTCCCTCCGCAATCAGCGTCTTGAGGCTGTACGCATTTGTCTGAATGCCGTACTGGACGGACTCCCCAGCCGGGAGCTCGGTCTTGCTGAAGTTCACGCCGCCGAACCCGCTATACAACGCCCCCTCGACCCGCGTGGCGTCCACCGACGCCAGCAGCCAGTACGGCATCGGGCAGGTGTACCCCCCGACGAACATGACCGTCATCTCGTACTTGCCCGGGACGAGCCGCAGTATCTCGTAGTCCGCGGCGTAGTAGGACGGGCAGTGCTGAAACTCCTTGGGCTCCGTGACGACGTAGTGGCCGATAATGATTCTTGGTTCTGACATGACTGGTTCCTTGTGACTGATGGTGATGGTGATTGGTAAGCAAACAATTAGTCCGACTACAGAAGCCACTCGACATCCACGCCGGCGATCAGGAGCCGCTCCAGCACGAACTGATACCAGACCCGCTCCTTCGTGCTGACGCCGTGGCCCGACTCCCGGCAATCCTGAAAGCCCCGCTCCAGCCAGTCCTTCTTGGCGAGAAGTTGCTCGACGGTCATCTCGGCGATTTCCTGCATAGGGGCGGGGAGTGCTTTGTTGTTTTCCACGTTCTTGTCCTCGTAAAAGTGTTCGCGGCGGGCACCACGCCAACCGCATGACCCTAGTATACCGACATCGGAATACTCTGTCAAGGGGCAGGAGAAAAAATTATTTGCTGCTCGTCCAGACGCACTCGGCTGCTGTCTTGTCGTTGCGGAATCGGACGGCGTTCGGGTGCCGCATGGAGCCGGATTCGAACACCTGAAATCCCTTGACCTCCAGCACTTGACCGACGTAGAGCGACGGCTCCGCCCAGATGGCTTCCCGCATCGCGTCGGTCCAGCCGCCGCCGACCCGCACCTTCTCGGTCAGCGTGCCGCGGACGTACATGCCGCAGACCACTGCACCGGCGCGGCCGGCGTGCTTGCCCTCGCCCTCGACCACGCTCATGACGACGTAGTCCATCGTGAACTGCTTCTTCACGCGGCCGATGATCGCGGAGGAGTAGGCGTCCGTAGACCTGCGGAATACGAGCCCCTCGGCTCCGTCTCGCTCCACGTACTCGTCCCACAGCTTCCGAGCCGCCCCGGCTGGCTCCGACCGCGTAGCGACGAGCCATTCAACGCCAGATGCAGCGATGGCCCCCGCGGCCATCCGCCACTCGTACTGCTCGCTCTCCGCGATGTTCGTGCCTTCGATCTCCAGCACGTCAAACACCCGGACGACTCCGCAGTTGCCGCTGTCGGCCCCGCTCGTAGCCCGCTGCGTGCCGATGAGGTACTCGCCGACCAGCACCATGTCCACGGTGCCCTGCGGCACTGGCTTCGTGTGCTTGAGCATGCCCTGCCGCGAGTAAATGCTGGCGGTGCCGTCCTTGATGACGACCCGAGCCCACCAGCCGTCGTACTTCGGCTGCACAAGGTCAAAGCCGGCCTTCATGGCATCGGCCACGGTGGCAAAGTTCTGGTACTTCTGGATTCGCTTCTCGTAGTTCATCGTCTTGTCCTCGGTTGGTGATTGTGGGTGATCCATAACAATTAGCGAGCGTTGACCTTGCGGGCCTTCTTGCGGGTGTTCTTGATCCACAGCAGGAGCCCTTCCATGGTGCGGATGACGTTGTTCGACTCGACCTCAAACTCGCCCTCAAGGTAGGGGCTGTCCTGATACAGGGCGGAGGCACCGACGATCTGGAGGTTCTTGCTGACCAGATCAAGCTCAACGTGGGCCCCGTCGTGAAACGCGATGACGACCACGGTGTCGCTGCTCAGCGATACGGGCTGCGTGTAGACCACCCAGTCCGTGTGCCGCTTCAGCCATGCGACGAGCGGCTGCTCGACCCGGCACTCCAGACCCTTGCACATGTCTTTGATGCTCGTCTTGGCGGCTTCAGTCTTGCTCATTGTTTGTTCCTTGTTGCAGTGTTCGCGGCCGCACCGGCGACCGCATGACCCTAGTATACCGCTATCGGAATACTAGGTCAAGGGGGGGGAGAAAAAATTATTTGGTGAGCCATTCGCCCAGTGAGTCAGCCGGGCATCCGTCGCTGCAAGTCTTCCAGCCTGCCGATGATCGTCGCCAATCGCCGCGTCAGCCGTGCGTCAAGCTTCTCGTCTTCCATCACGGTCAGGCACTCGATGAGCCTTGACTTCGCGGGGCGGAGCGACTCTTTCACCTCGGCCAACCTCCGCAGCTTGTTTCCGTTTTTCGTTGCCATCGTTCTTTCCTCGTTAGTTGGTTAGTGTCACTCGTCAATCCACGCGGCCCACGCGGCCACGCAGTCGTATCGCACGCCGCCGCGTACCGGCGACCGGTCGCGGCCCGTCGTCGTCCAGCCGTCGTCGCCGCCTGCACGCGGCTGGTAGTAGCCAGCCGCGATCAGCACGTCGATAGCGGTGCGTGCCATCGCCCGATCCTTCTCCCGCTCGGCGTAGTCCAGCACGTCGGACAGTGCGTCTGCCATGTCGTAGTCGTACTCTCGGTCGCCGTCCATGAAGTAGTCAAGCTCGTCGCGGAGCCGCTGCGTGGCGTGCTGCTCAATCGCTGCGGTCACTCGTTCGCGGTTGGTCATCGTGCGGCCCTCCTGCTGCACTCGTCGCAATCGCACGGCACCGCCCACTTGACTGCTTTGGCGAGGTCGGCCACTGAATACTCGTGGCATGCGTGCGAGTCAGCCAGCGTGCATTTCAACCCGGGCTTGAGGTACGCCCACAGCCCGTTCCCGTCCTCGGGGGCTTCGCCCGGTCGTCGCTCGTCACGGAAGTCAATCACGCGGCCCGTCGCCAGCATCCGGGCTACCGTTTGTTGTTCTCGCTTGGTCATCGTGCTTGTCCCTTGTGTCTTGTGGTTCCGAGCCCCGCCGCACTGTGCGGCGGGGCGTGATCGCGTCTCAGCCGCCGGCGTTCCGCGGGCAGCTCCAGTTGATGTTCTCCCTGATCCACCGCTGCATCGCTCCGACCGAGTAAAACCGGGGAGCGTCCTTGCAATTGTCGATGAAGTAAACCCCGTCGCACTCGGTGTAGCGGACGCCGTTGTAGTTGCCAGTGCTTGTCATCTGCTTGTCCTTTTGTAGAAGTGTTGCCGGCCGCACCAGCGACCGACTGACCCTAGTATACCGATATCGGAATACTCTGTCAAGGGGGCACAGAAAAAATATTTTCAGGTGTCCGCGTGCGCGGCTAGTGGTGCTGCCACATGTCTCGGTGCATGCCGCTGATAAGTGCACCAGCCAGTGCCCAGTCAAGCGACTCCACGCACCCCGAGCCAGACTCGCCGTCCAGCACGGCAGCACACAAGCAGCCGTAGTGCATCACCCCGACGTAGATGCGCCCGGTCTGAATGAGGCTCATTTCGTCTTCCGTCGCTTGGGCTCGGAGTCGCGAGGCCTGCCCATAGAAGGATGCCGCTTGAACTGAGCGGCAGCGACCCCGTCGACGAGCCAGTTCCGGCCGATGCGTCGGCCCGGGACGAGCCCCGTCTGCACAAGGTGTCTCATCCAGCGATCGGACACGTCCGCCAGCGCAGCCGCCTCCGGGAGAGGGATTGCGTTGTCCAGACTGAAGTCGTTGTCTTTCTTCTTTTCTGCCATGGTCATAGTATACCGCCTTACGGATAATGCTCCAACACCTCCCACGCACGCGCAATGGGCTCAAATGACGATCACCACCTACCACTGTCCTAAATGCTCTGCCGCACTGGAGTCGGCGGGGGAGGTCGTCGTTGACGGCTCCCCGCTGCCGGTGTTCCAGTGCGACACATGCACCGTGACTCGCTCGGTGTTCGGCCCGGGGTCAAAGGAGTACCGGATGTCGTTTACGTTCGCCGTAAACGCTGCCGGCCAGCCTGTTGACCCCGGGGACGACACCCTCATCTAAACGTCTCCCAGCCAGCCCGGGTGAACCCGGAAGTCGGGTCCGTCGTACTCGTCGTACTCGTCGTACTCGTCGTCCGGCTCCCCGCAGTCGTCGTCCGGCTCGCCGTCCTTGAGCAGCGAGCTCGCGTGCTCCAGAGCGTCGTCGTACGCCGCGTCGAGTTGCTTGATCTCAGCCATCAACTCGCCCATTGCTTCTGCCGACAGGTTCTCCTGAAACTTCAGCCTTGCCATTCAGTCCTCCGCGATCTCAAGGTTGCGTCCCTCCCGCACCGGGGTCACGCGCCCCGGCAGTCCGTACGGCAGGCTCGCCAGATAAAACGACTCCTTCGTCTCGCCCATGTGCAGCGGTTGCCCGTTCTCTCGGGCCGCTATAAGCCGATCTGGCCACAGTGCCAGCATCACGAAGGGAGAGACGCCCTTCGCCTCGTCCACGGCCCTACGGAAGCGGTGATGCGGCTCTCCGTTAAACTCCCGCAGCATGAGCCCCAGCACCTCGCTATCGCAGTCCGTGCTTGCCGTCAGGCGGTGCCGGTCGAGCAGGGATCGGTAATGGCCGATGACTCCGTTGTGCACCACCCATGCGTCTCCGCCGTCGTGCGGGTGGTTGTTGAGGTTGTTCGCCGGGTCGCCGTGAGTCGCATACCGGCAGTGCCCGATGAGCAGCCTCGCGTCCTTCGCCATGGCGAGCAGTCCGAGCGAGTCGGTGATTGCACCGCTCTGCTTGAATGACCGCATCCGCCCCCGGGCGTCCACCCATGCCAGCCCCCATGCGTGCGGCCCACGCATCTCAGTCGTCCTTGCCAGCATCTTCAGGATGCCGAGGTTGACCGGCTCGTCGTTCTTCGCAGCGAATCCAAAAACTCCGCACATCGTCGTTCTCCTTGTTGTGTCTGTTGTTCCGGCCCTCCCGGCACCATGCCGGGAGGGTGATTCGTACCCTAACAATCAGGCCTGAGCGTCGTACTGAACTGCCAGCCGGCGGAGCGTCTTGACCACCTTCTTGATGACTTCCTGACGGTCAGTGCAGCTAACACGCAGCATCCCGGTGCCGACTGCGACTCGCCCGATCCAGCCCAGCCGGCGGAACAGCCGCTCAAGCTCAACCTGACCCTCGTTGGCCTGCGTGCAGTTGACCCGCTGGTTCCAGTTGACGCGGCGACCGGTGGTGGCCTGATCGTATGCCTTCTCAACCAGTCCGAGGCAGATGCCGATGGCTCCGAGCACCTTGTCGATGTTGAGCGTGCCTGCGAAAGCCCGGAACTCGACGGTCGGCTTGGTGGTGGCGAGGTTCAGGACGTGGTAGCGGTCGCGGCTGGCACGGCGGACGGCAGCGGTGTTGCCGCCGTAGTGCTTGATCGGCTTGGAGTAGGTGCCACGCTCGCGGCTCTTGGTGCCAGTCGAGGCGTAGATGGCCTTCTCATGGTTGGCGATCAGTGCGACGAGGTGCTGGAGGATGTTGTAGTTGTTCTTGTCGAACCCGACGTGAACGTGCAGGCCGCAGGTGACGTTCACCACGCCGCCCCGCTGCTTGATGGCGGCGACGACAGCCACCACCTGATCAAACCCGCTCTCGCCGCGGAGCAGCAGGTCGCCGCTCGGGCTGATGATCTCCACGCCCCGCATGCCGGCCGGAGCCGCGGTCAGCGAGCCATCGGGCTTGACCATCCAGCCGGCGGGTAGCCAGAGGTTTCCGCCTGACGGGTTGCCCCAGCTACCGACAACGACGTTGCCGACTGGCATGTAGCACTCGATCTCAACGCCGAAGGTCATTTCATGAGCTTTCATCTTCTTGTCCTCTTGAAGGTTTCGCGGCGACCGACGCGGCCGCCACATGCCACTAGTATACCGACATCGGAATACTCGTCAAGGGGAGAGCAGAAAAAATATTTCTTGTGCGGAAATAGCCGCGAAACAGCAAAGTCGTCCTGAATGGACACTTTGGAGCGTGAGAAAAACGCCTACAGAGAGGCTCGCGGGCGACCCATTTTGGGACGCCGGCCCCGCTTCATGTAGCGAGCCACGCTGGACTCGTACACCATCCAGCCGTTGCCCCACTTCTCGCCAAGCAGCCCGCCGCGGCGCAGAAGGTGCGTAACGTGTGCCTCCCGGACGCCCAGCCGCGAAGCGGCCGACGCCACGCTGACCACGGCCGCGCGGGGCTGAGGTCGAGCCGCGTCGTTTGATGCCTGTTTTCGTGGCCCGCCAGAGTTCTGCCACTCAAGCAGGCTCTTGCGGTCAATCATCCAGAACCGGAGCCACCGCCGGCCGGTCAGGTGCCCTCGCTTCAGCAGCCATGAAACGTGCTTAGGCTCGCAGCCCAGCCGCCCAGCCGCCTCGCTTGTCGTGCAGTACCCGGTTGTCCTCATGCACCGATTGTAGCGGCTGCACGGATCACCCGGCAGACCGAGGGCGTCCAACTCGCTTTTTTCGGGATGCCACTTCGCGCTGATACTGCGCCGCGTCCTTCTCGCAGGCCAGCCGCTCGACCGCCCACGCACGCCCGTTGATTTTGAATCCCGGCAGCGTGCCGTCGTTAAGTCGCCTGAGAACCCACACTTGCGTCACGTTCATGATCTTCGCAGCGTCCTGCACGCTGATCCACGCTCGTTTTTCCATTTGCGTTCCTCTGTCTGCCATGCTAACAATTCCGGTACAGGGATAACCCCCCCCGCCAGCGTGGCGAGAGGGGGCAAACCTGAATGGCGGGGACAGGATTCCGCGCCGGGAGGATTGCATACGCACGAAGCGTGTCCTACTTCTGAGGTACACCTCAGAGAAAGTAACTGGATTCGCTATGTTGCTCATCGACCTGTTCACGAACTACTACCGCCCGCTGCGTCTGCGGGGCAAGTCGCTCCAGACGTGCCGGTTGTACGGCTGCACAATCCGTACATTCGGCAAATGGCTCCAGTACCCCGCTACCGTGGACGACTTGTCCGACCTCATGCTCTCCCGCTTTCTAGAGGAGCGAGCGGCGACCCGCAGCCCCTACACGGCTGAGAAGGAACGCACTCAGCTTGTGTCGCTCGCACGGTTCGCACGGGATCGAGGGATTATCCCGATCATGCCGGAAGTTCCGCCCGCTCCGCTGCCCGAGCGAGTGCCGAGAGCGTTCACTCTGCCCGAGCTTCAAGGCATCATGCGCGCCGCTGCGGCGACTCGCGGAACGGTAGGACACGTCGCGGCTGGCGTCTGGTTCACCGCGTTGATCAGTGTTCTTTGGGAGACGGCGGAGCGTATCGGTGCGGTGCTAGAGTGCGTGCCGGGAGACTTCACAGCACCGCACCTCCTCGTCCGTGCCGAGGTGCGGAAGGGTGGGAAGCGCGACAAGGCATATCGGCTGTCCGCACGCACTGCCGCCTTGGTGCGTCAGGTCTGCGGCGAGCGGCGCATCTTTGAGTGGCCGCAGGGCCGCACATACTTGTGGGCGAAGTACGCCGACATTGTCGCCCGTGCCGGGCTAGGGAAAGGCAGGCACCTGTCGTTTCACGCACTGCGCCGCTCGGCAGCAAGTCACTACGCTAGCCTTGGCGGTGACGCCGTGGCGTTGCTAGACCACTCAAACCCGCGAATCACGCACCGCTGGTACCTCGACCGCCGCATGACCGACCGAGGGCCGCAGCCGTGCGACTTGCTGCCAGACATTTCTTGACAGCTACGTCAATTCGGGCATATTGCCTGCATGCACGACATCGTTGACAGGCTCCGCGACCGCTCGTTTTCCACCAAGGCCCGCGACCCGCTGTGTGAGGAAGCTGCCACCGAGATAGAGCGGCTGCGAAATGGTGCAGCAGAAGGCTGCGAAACGCTGCACTGCAACGCATTGGTGGGTGTGCCCGAGATGGACTCGGGGGCTGATCGTAAATCAGTCGCCACGCAAGGGAGTGCGCACTCCTGTGGACAGCCGTTCGATTCGGCCCCCACCACTCAGGTCTGCCCGCACGTTCGCGGCACGGTCACGCAGCATTGCACCTTGAACTTCACGCTCACCGACGAGGAGCGGAACGCGATTGAGTGGTACGCGGAGTTTGTCGACGGGCTACATGCCGACACGCTCCGCTCGCTGCTACAGCGGGTGGCCTAGCCGCTCGGCCTGCCGTGCTAATTCGGCCATAAGCCTCTGCCGCTCGTAGAGCAGCCGGATCACGTCTGCCGCGAGCGTGCCAGACGTGCCGGTGTATGCTCCGCTAAAACGCCGCGCCCGGTGTTCCATTTGAGCGAGGTCGTCACTTGTCAGAGGCGGATGGCTCATCGTCCTGCTCCTTGTCGTGTTCTTCGCGGTACAGCAGGAGTGCCAACAGGCTGTAGCTGGCAAGGTCGAGCAGCGAGTCCTCGACGCCTTCGTGCCGGAGACGCCCCGTGCGGTTGAACGTCGCCAACCTCGTCACTTTGTCGGACAAGCGAACCATCGCGGCCTTCCACGCCGGGATGCCGACGAACGTGGCTCCGTTCCTGATGTTTGCCAGCGGGTCCGTCTCGCTGCCGTAGTCGGCACTCTTAGACGAGTGAAGCTCCCGGAGCGTGTCGAGCAGGTCAAAGTACGCCCGGGATGACGGGTGTACCTTCCGCTCCGAGTGCTTCTTCGCCGACGACGCCGTGATTGCCGCCCAGTTTTCTGCGATGGTCATGAGTCCCTCCTTGGTGATGCAACGTGCATGGCAATAAGTCCACCATCACGCGAGTAGCAGAACGTCTCCATCGCCTGTCTGGACCCGATAAATCCGCTCGCCGAGTGCCAGTCGTCCGGCGGGCAGATTGCCGGAGCCGTCCTTGTCACTACGCCGTCGAGCGTCTCTATCGGCCGGCTCCACTCCGCTGCCTGTGAGTGATAGTGTCCTGTGTGCCACTCGCGGTACGGGCACCTGCTCCACTCTGCCGCGGCCTCCAGAGCCATCAGTTGCGGCAGTTTTCGCTTTGCACGATGTCCGTGCGCGAAGCCTAAGAGATTTCTCCCATATGAGAAATACTGCCTCGGGGTAAAGTCGTCCCGAACGCTCACGCCCCGAGCCCCGTGAAATCGTTCCCGCATGATCCGCTGGAATGCCCACGTCAAAACCTCATCGTGGTTCCCGTTGACGACCACGACTTCCGTTGGCGTCTGCTCCGCTGACCGCTGCACAAGCCCCAAGAGCGTGTCGCAGCCGACCGCGATCATCTTCTGGAGCCGGCCGTCCCTCTCCAGCGGCGTGCCGCTTGTCGTCGTGCCGCTTGGCGTGTCGTAATGAAATAGGTCGCCTAGAAATGCGATGACCCGCTTCTCCGGCTTGTAGGCATCGCCGGAGGCCAGAAGCTCATTGCCGGCCTCAGTCACCAATCTCTCGGCGATTCCTAAGTCGTAGTCATCGCCGCCGGTCGTCTGCGCCCATGCGTATTTGCCGAAATGAGTGTCGGCGACCACGACAAGCTGCATCACGCCCGTCTGAGCCGCCTTGACGCGGCGTGGCGGGCTCTTTTGCTTCTTGCGAAGCCCAGCACCTTCGATCATTGCTGCCACCACGTCGCGTGTGGCGAGCCCTCCGCGGGGGCGGAGGCGGACAAACACCCGATGAAGCTCGGTCGTTCCGCCACTGCCGTCCCCGCACTCCCATTTCGTAGCCTCGCTGGCTGCAACCTCGTACCGGGTCAGGTCGGCCTCAATGTGCCGCAGTAAATCCTCGACGGTCCTGATGCGGGTGCTTGTCGAGCGGGCCTCAAGCACGTCCCCCTCTTGCCGCTTCGTCACCTGTTCCGCGTCCGCCGCCGGCTTCGGAGCCGGGAGCTTCTCGGCGACGGCTGCTATGGCTGCTTTGATTTTGCGTTTAGCCACGCAATGACCCCTTGGATGCCAGACGTTTTCCACCCACGCTCGGCGGCTGTCTCCATGACGGCCGCGGCGACGGCACGCTTCTGCGCCCCTCGCATAATTCCGCTGCCAGCGTGATACGCGTCACGCACTGCCGAAAGCTCGTCCTTGGCTATCTGCGGGAGCGAGTCAAACCACGTCCGATACCCGGGGCCGCGGTTCTTAATCTTTCCCGCGACTTCTTCCAGAAGGCTTTTTTGCTTTCTTTGTTTCATTGCCCGCCTTTGCTGCCTTAGTTCTGCGCCGCTTGTTGAGGTAAATCATCCCGTCCTCGTCCGGGATGCCGCCGCCCGTAACTTCGTCGTCCTCGTCGATGCCAGACCAGAACCGCTTTTTGACTTGCTTTGCCATGACTGCGCCCAGCGGTTAGATCACAGCGGCCTCAATAAACGCTTGGTCAACCTGCTGCTCGGTCAGCCCGAGAGCCGCCGCGAGCGGCACCAGCATGAAGTGCGTACGCTCGACGTACGGGGCGTAGTCCCACTCCACACGTACCGAGTCTCGCTGAAGCGGGTCGGGGATGGTGTCAATAACGGCATCGACCGCAGCGAGTGAAATGCCGTGCCGCACCAGCCAGAGGCGAATCTGTCGAGCAGAGATGCTTACCGGCACCGGCGGCGTGAGGTCGGCGGATTGGTTCATGCCGATCACGGTGCCGCTTTCGTCGCGCACCTCGTAGGTGTGCAGCCCTTCAATAACGCCCAGATAGGTCGTAGTCACGCTCACGTCAGCCTCGCCCACGGTTGGCCTTGCGCACCGGAGAATGTCGTAGTCGACGCAACTAGGTCGGTCTGCGACGCGAGCGAGGAATTGACCCTCGGCGAAAGGGCAGATACGCCCGCGTTCATCGCTCTTCCAGCGTACAGCGGCGCGGTTGTCCCAACAGAAATCACCGCGACCCCATACCGCGATCCAGCGTTCAGGGTATAGCTTGCAGGAAAGCCGCCAGCCGTAGACAGGCTGCGGGTGTAGGCCGTGCTTGCTGCGGTGAATAACGTGGTGTCGGATGCCGTACGCGCCACCAGCGTGGCCGTTGTCTCGTCCATCGTATAAATGCCCATTCGCGCAAGAGTCAGCCCTGCCGCCGCTGTCGTGCCAGACACCATCGTGATAGCCGACGCAGTGAACGAGACGCTCGGCGTGAAGTAGACAAAAAATATTGTGCCAGAGCCTTGCGCGACGCCTGTACTGACAGCCTCGCCGCGCGGGTAGACGTCTAGGGCAGAGGCTGGTTGATAAGCGGCCCTTGCCAGAGTTGTCCACGTCGGGACGTTGCTACTGAGTCTTGCGTCGTCCAGAGTTCCCGAACCGATCTGCGAGGCCGCGAGCGTCAGGACATCGCTGCCACCAGCCGCGTGGGTTGCCGCGTGCCCCGCGACGTTGGCGACCAGCGACCATGCGTAGCCGTCCCACTCGTAGAGCCTGCCGCCCTCCGTGGCTTGCTGGCCGTTTGTCGGCGATGCCGGGAAGGTCATGCGTAGGTGCCTCCGTCGGCAGACGAGATACCGCCGATTGTCCCGATCTCAGCGTACACGCTGTCGCTAGCCACCCAGCGGTACAGCCGTGATGACGACGTGACGAGGTACAGCGTGGACGCCGACCCGGCCCCGGGGAGGTTGGCCGTAGTCGCAACAGACGCGAGCGACGAGCCGCCAGCCGCGAACTGCGTCACGGTGCCGTTTGCCGCCCGGTAGAACAGCTTGCCGTCCGCTTCGTTGATCGCGATCTGCCCAGACGCGAGCGACGGCGGCACGTTGCCCGCCGTCGTGCTGCGAAGGATTTTGGTCGTGTTCGCCACGGTCGCTCCTAGAACACGCCGCCGTCAAACGTGATGCCGTCGATGGCACCGCCCGTGATGTTCACGCTGGACGCTGACTGCGTTGCCATGCTGCCCAGCCCGAGGTTCGTGCGAGCGGTCGCCGCATCGGTCAAGTCAGATAGGTTAGACGCCTTGGCGAGCTTGCCGCCGATGCTGTTGCTGATCGTCGTGGAGAACGACGCATCGTTTCCGAGAGCCGCCGCAAGCTCATTGAGCGTGTCCAGTGCTGCCGGGGACGACGCTACCAGTGCTGCCACCGCAGCCGAGACGAACGCCGTCGTAGCGACCTGCGTGCTGTTCGTGCCAGCGGTCGCGGTCGGTGCGGTCGGCACTCCGGTGAGCGATGGGCTGGCAAGAGGAGCATAGGTCGCCGTCGCCGTTGCCGTGGTCAAGTAGCTCGCAAGCTGCGACGACACGTCCACCGCAGCCACCGCCGACGTAACGTACGCCTTGGTCGCGTAGCTGCCGGGGCCACCGATGGCGACGACCGACGCCGAGCCGCCGCTGCCCTGACCGATGTAGAGAATCTGATCAACTTCCGACCATGCAAGCTCGGACTGCAGGAGCGAACTCGGTGCCCCGCTTGCCCCGCCAGTTGCGCGCCGTCGAACGCGAAAAGGAGATGCCATTACCAGTTCCCTCCGTCAAGAATCGGGTTGTTGTTCCACTTGTTGCCGTTGCCGTACTGCAGCACGTCACCCGGCTGCGGCGAGACAATCTGCACGTTGCTCAGTTGCTCAATCGCCCCGCCGTCCGTACCCGCCGGTCCTTGCGGCCCGATGCCGCCGCTCGCCGATGCTGACACGGTAGACGAGCCGACGCTGACCGACACGCCGGTGCTGCTGACGCTGGCCGTAATGGGCTGCGACTGAACCGTTGCCGTGATGCTCATGCCGTCACCTCCACGGTGCCTTGCAGTGCTGTGCGCTTCACGTCGCCCGGTGCCGTCCAGTCGAGCCGCCAGCCGTATGTGCCAGCGGGCATCGCGGCGGTCTGAGTGTCTGTGAGCGACACGCCCACCTGACCTGCGGCAGCGTCGGCCACGGTCGTCGTCATCGGCACGACGGTCGCCCCGGTGACTTGGCTCACGACGCTTGCCGTGACTGCGTAGCCGACGAGCGTCGTGCCGTCGAAGTCGATCACGGTGGCGAAGTCGTTGCCGCGACGGAAGGCGAGGTTCATGCTGCCGGGAAGCTGGGCGTAAGTCGCCATCAAGTGATCCCCCACTTGTTCATGAGGTACGAGTCAATAGCAGACGCGGTGCCGCTCGACAACGCACCCGTGTAGAACACAAGCTCGCCAACTTGGAAAACGCCCTGCAGCCAAATGTCGCCGCACGGGTGCGTGAAGGCGGCGTCGGCAATGCCGCTCATCGGAGCCTCGTATGCTCCGTTGACGTGCAGTGACGAGCTTGTGCCATTCAGCGTTGCCCGCATGAGGAACCACTGCTGATTGCGTATCGACTGGCCGGTCCAGTTGCTTTGGGTCGGTGTTTCAAAAGCGGGTTTTCCCCAATCCAGATACAGCCGAACGGCGGAGGCCCAATCGTTTCCTCCCCAACTGTATTCAAGGTTGCGGATCAGAGTGTCAAACTGCGTGTTTGGCCTCCAGACCGCGAATACAGTCATCGGATTGGTGACAAGGAACGAACCGCTCTCCCGGTTCGCCGCTGTCCGCAGGTTCGTTGGGTTGTTGCCCGGTCCCATCTGGAGGTAGTTGCGACCGTTTTGCCCAGCGGCCACAAGCGAACTCGGCCCTCCGATACCATACGTCTGCAAGTGCCGACCGTTGCCGCTGGAGTCCTCCAGCCTGCGGACGCCGCCACCGTCCGCCGTGACGAGCGAGCCGCCCGTGTCGGCACTGTAGAGCGATGCAGAGCTTGCGTCGTACCACGCATAGAGGCCGCTTGTGGTCTGGATGATATTGCCAACCGCAGGCGTGACGGAATTGCTGGCCGACGACCAAGCCCCCTGCCCAATGCCATTCACCGCAGCCACGCGGAATGTGTACGCCGTGCCGTTTGTCAGGCCCGCGATGGTTCTTGTTGTTGCTGTGGATGGCATTAGTGTTTCCTTACGCGATGCTCAGCGTTGCGGTGATGCGGTCGTTCAACTCACTGTCTTCAGAATCCTTGGTGTAAACGAGGACGATATGCTGCCCAGCAGTGACCGACAGAGTGCCACTCGATGTCTGCGTGCCGCTGACCTCGCCCGACACGGCTGTGATCGCCGCGTTGCTAGATGGGGAGGCTGACGTTACATACAGCCGCCCAATGTCAAAGCTCGCCTGCGAACTCGCAGTCACGTTGTAGCTGAGAGTGCCAGTAGTTCCAACAAGCAGCCAGAGCCGAGTTTCGGTGGTATTGTAGCCAGTCCCTGTCAGAGTCGCCGTCACGGTGCTAGTGCCTGTTACTGAGTGAGTGAAGGGACCGTACTTGTTCGCATATGTCAAAGGCACCGCCGGTGCAGGCACAGTCAGCGCGACCGCATTGCTCGTCACGCTTGCCGCGCCGACAGCACTGACTACCACTCGGTAGCGGTCGTCGTTGTCTGCTCCGTTGGTCAGCCCTGTGAGCGACAGTGTTGCCGACGTGGCACCGCTGACAGGGGTGAACGTAGTGCCGCCGTTGTCGCTTCGTTCCCACTGGTAAGTTGCTGAAACGCTGCTCGGTGTCACCGATGCGGTCACGCTGAACGTCGCCGCGCCGCTGGATGCCGTCTGGTTAGTAGGCTGCGACGTGATGGCGACCGACTCGGCAACGCTTGACCACGTACTGCCGCTGTTGGACGAATACTCAACGATGTAGTCAGTGATCGGAGTCTGAGCGAGAACGCTCGGTGCAGTCCATGCGAGCGATGCCTGAGCGTTGCCAGACGATGCCGTGACGCTCGTCGGGGCAGGGGGGAGGAACAGATTCAGCCGCGAGTCTGCGCCGCCGAGCGTCACGCTGACAATGTTTCCGGCGGGTGTTTTGGTGAATGCCTTGCCGTCAGCCCAGTTGACCGCGAGTTCATGCGTCTGCAGGTCGCTGGTCGTCGGCACGGCTCCGCTGGTGTACGAGCGTCGCGGGAGAATCTTGTCAGGCATCGCTTACCTCAAGAAGTTGGGAACGCCGCAGTGGGCACGGCGAAATTGGTGCTGGTGCTGCTGGTCCCGGTGTAGCGTGCGGCAGCGGTGAGCCGAATGTCGTCTATGTTGCCATTCCAGTAGCCCATCAGACCATTCGCCTCAAGGAAGCTGCTCTCCGCAAACGAGCGGCTAATCCACACTTCGTCGTGCGACAGGTTCACGCTCACGTTTGTCGAGCCGCTAGCAACGCAGATGCCGTTGGCGTAAAGCCGCATCGTGCCCGCCGACCGCACAAGGGCGACATGGTGCCACGCTGCGGCGTCAAGCGAACCGCCGAGCAGCGTTGCGCCGTTTTGGGTGTCACCCCAGTTGGCTCCCAGCTGACCGCTTGAGTTCACGAACACCGCGTAGCCGTATGCGGACGCATAGCCGCTCCGCGTGTCAAACAGCGAGAAATACTGGTTGCTGCTGTTCGACACCGGCAGGCTGGGGAACCAAATCCACGCCTCGGCTGTGAAGTCACCAGTGCCAAACGGGAACGAACTGCTGCCGGTGACGACACGCAGGTAGTCGCCGTTGCCATCAAACGCGAGAGACTTCGCCCCCCACTTAGGATTGGCGGTTGTCGCCGCCGCGTTGCCAACTGACGAGACGGTCCAGTTGTTCGCCGACTGGTCATAGGCGTAAGTCGCCAAGTCAGCGTTGATGAGCAGGCGGACGCTTGAGAACAGCGGGTCGGTCGTCGGGCTTCCGCCGCCGCCGCCGCCACCGCCGCCGATGATCGTTCCAACGTAATCGCCGCCGTCAACCGTGCCTGCGAATGACCCGCCGCCCGCCGGCACAGCCCACGCCCCGTCACCTCGCAGGAACGTCGTCGATGAAGCGGTGCCCGAGCTTCCAAGCTGCGCGAGAGTCACGATGCCAGTGCGGCCCGCAACGCTCTGCACAGGAGCCGCCGCGATGGCGCGAGCGTCGGTAAAATACAAATTCGTTCCTTCCGGCACGTCGGTCGTCGTGCCGGGAGATGAAGAAATCTCGACGTATGTGCTGCCCGCCCACCGAAAGATTTTCCGTGTGTCCACCGCGACGTAAATGACACCGGCATCGCCGGTCGTTGGGAACGCCGAGAAGCTCGCCGCCTCTCGCACGTCGTCCACGAACGACGGCAGCATTGAGGACGGCACTGTGCCGTTGACGAGCGTGGCATACGAGCCTGCCGCCTGTTTGGCGTCCAATGCTGTCTGCAAACCCGTCACGTCACTCACGGCGTGCTGATGGGCAGCGGGAGCGAAGGTGGATGGCACGCCCGTCAGCATTGAGTAGGCAATTGCCGGGGCGGCGTGAGTATGGTCTGCCCGCGATGCCGTCAGTGCCGTGCCGGATGATGCGATGCCGAGCGGCTGCGGCGTCTCGTCGCTAAGGTTGACTGCTGGGCCTGCTGGGCCTGCTGGCCCGGCTGCGCCAGTTGCTCCGACGGGAAGCACCAGATTCAGCTTTTGCGACGGTGCTGCTCCGGTGATCGTCGCGGACGCCGTAATACCGCTGGCGACCGTGCCGACGGACAGTGAGTTGGCGGGGCCAGTGCTGCCCGTAGCCCCAACGCTGCCCACGGGGCCCGCTGGTCCCGTGGCTCCGACCGGCAGCACCAGATTGATCGTCTGCGACGGTGCCGTGCCGGTGATCGTAGCGGATGCTGTGCTGCCGCTTGCAACCGTACCGATAGCCAGTGAATTGCTTGGCCCTACTGGCCCCTGCGGACCTGCTGGGCCGGGCGAGGCGGACGGAGAAACCGTCACGCCAATCGTATCGCCACTCGTTGCTGTGACGCTCGGGCCGCTTTGCCCGTTCACTGTGATGCTGATGCTCATGTCGACTCCACGGTCACGTCGCCGGCAAGGATCGTTTGCGTCACGGTCCCCGGGGCGACCCAGCGGAAGAACCACCGGTAGGTGCCGACAGGCGACAGAGCCGAGGTCTGTGTCTCCGTCAGCCCGACGGACAGCTTGCCTTGCGTCAGGTTCACAACCCCAACAGTAGGCGTTGCTGCCGTCTGCCCCGCGGTGGGCACGGCAACGCCGCCCGAGGCCGGCACGGTCTGCTTGACGACGTAAATGCGGCAGTCAAACGTGTAGCCTGTCAGGTTCGTGGCGAAGTCGAGAGCAATATCGACTTGGTCACCCTGCACGAACGACAGGTTCAGTTCCGCCGGGAGTTGGACGAAATCTGCCATCCCCCGAGCATAGAATTGCGAGAGTTATCCGTCGCTCGCGGGCGGAGGGCCATCCTTCAGCCCTTGGTTCGTGAGAGGGCTGGCTTGCAGGGAGTTTGCAATGGCTGCGAAGTCATCCGGGCCGACCGGAGACGGCAGCACGGCATTCAGCATCGCGTTCGCCCCTCGCTCAACGATGGACGATACCGCCGCGCCTGCCGCGTCGAGAATGGCCTGCCGCTTGTCGCAGCCGCAATCCCTGCCGAGTACCTTCTTGAGCCTCTGCGGAGTCACCCCGATGGCTGCAAGGCTGCGAGATACCGCCGTACCGAGCCGCAGCGGAGGGACGGAAATGCGGCGGGAAGTCTGCTCCGTTGCAATCTTCACCGCCATCTCGGGGATCGTGCGGCAGACGCGATACGTCGGCAGACGTTTGGCGAGATACCCGCACCGCCCGCACCGCAGAGTGTTTGCGTTGAAGTCACACATCACGGTTTCGATTGAATTATCACCCATGACTTCGTCGTCCCGAGGGATGTAATTGTGATGACCGACTTGCGGCACAATCGCAAATCTCCAGTCACGAAAAGTCGGTCCGCATAAACAGCCGGAACTCTATCGTCAATCGAAATGGTCAGCAGTCCGTCCTCAGTCTTGCCAACGATTATCCAGTTCTCGGTCGCCGTGACAGACCACTCGCACCCCGGCTGCTGGGTGTGACTTACCTGCCCAATAATCGGGCATCTCTCAGACGAAAACCAGCGTCCCGACAGGTCGCCTCCGATGCTGTAAGCCGGAAGTCCGGTGCTGCCGGTGAGCCATATCACATCGAATGGGCATTCAATGCCATCGTACCCAGCTTGGGTGACGTATGCCGTCGCCCCAGTCACGCTCTGTATGACAGTGGGCGAATAATAAACCTCGGGTGCTTCAATCAAAATTTCTCTCTCATACCTCTCCGTGTGCGCGGGTATTGTTATCGTCTCGGTTAGTTCCGGGCAGCACCGCTGGAGCGTCACGGAACCGCCCTCTCGCGGAACCTGCGGGTGCTGCGGCGAGACGGTGATCGGCACCGGATCAATTTCCTCGTAAGAGGAAATGTCAAAGTCCGTCCCTTTCACTGGATTGTAGTTCTCTATACCCCCAGTGCTTTTCTCTCTCCACAGGTGATAGTAAATCACTTGGTTGCCAAATCCAGAGCCTTGGTATGGGAAGAACTCCCACTCGCTCCACTCAGAGCACCATGTCTCGCGTCCTCTAGATATGTTTATTCGCGCGCGCGCGGCAAAGGAACTACTGCTATTAGGCCATTCAGTATTAGGAACCCATCCGCTGCTTGAATCTATGACCAGCCAGTACCATTGAAAGTTGCAGTTTCCGTACGGATTAGACCAGCCAGACGATTCGGATTCGTTCTCAAGCAGGAGGACGTACGTTCCGGCGGAGACGGTCCCCGTGAATCTCCACGCATCGCTGTATGTGCCGTACCCATTCCCGAGCTTCATCTCTTTTTTTACCTCGACCTCGACCTCATGGGGAGGGCACTTCCCATTCGGGAACTTCGGCGTGCGCCGCTGCTTGCCATTTGCGTCTGAGCAGACCCAGCTTTTTGCCCACAGCGAGTCGTCGTCGCCGCCGATTTCGTACGTCCCACTTTGCCACCAGTTCGGGCCGGTTATTTCGTAAGACTCTCGGCATGGCCCATTCTCTATGACCCATAGCAAATCACCGCAGTAGAAATGGCGGACGGACGCACTCGGTGAAATGGTGGATTCTGCGCCGTAGTTGCCAGCATGAGAGGCGTACAAGCTCTGGCATGATTTCCTGCTTCCGTAATAGGCGCACCCGCGCTGACGCATCGACATCGGCTCTAGGGTGTCTTGCCCGTGGCAGAGGTTCGTGTAAGCACGCGGACCCTTCTCATCACCTATGCTGTATTGGAGCGGCAGCTTGACGGTCGGCGTGTACGTCAGAGTCCGCGAAACCGTGTTGGGATACCCTTGAGTCCTCGCCGTCCGGTCGGTCCAGACAAACTCCCGGGCGCAGACGCTAAACTCGCAGAACGGCGTCGGCTCTGATACCTGCATCGTGAACGCGGTACTCACCGGCGTCGCATAGCCGGTCTGTATTGGATCAACGCCATACGGGCCGTTATCGTACGGAACCGTGATCTCGCCAGCGAGGAAAGACTCAACAACAGAGGAGTCATAAATCCACTGGCTGCGAGGCGATTCGTCCCAAATCTCAAAACCCTTGATCCGCAGGTCGGCGGGCTTCATGATCCAGCTTTTCTCTAGGACTGAAACAGTCCCAAAGACGGGAGTCATGTACTCACTCTTCTCAGGCGTATGCCGACGCCAGAACGACGTAGCTCGCAAGACCCGCCCCTGCGATACGAATTCAACGGTCGGGAAAGGGATTGAATTTGACGACCCGCCGAATCCATTGTCGCTGTAAAGGACTGCCGTCTTGGTCGTGGCAGTGTTCCCCGCAAACTCCGGCGGCGTAGCAGTAAACAGCGTGTCAGAGAACGGTCGCTGCTGGATCGGAGCCATTGGCGGCAGCCCGCCTTCCGGCAGTGCCGTGGCTGGATTGCGGCCATAGACAGTCACCTGCCACGTCGTGTACCTGCGGGTCGCCCCTCGTGAATGCTCAATGACATAGCTGAGAACCACGCCGCTGGCAGACGCGGGCATGTACCCGAATATGGAGTCCGATGCCGCGAATGATGCCGTGGCGATTCGATCTCGCCCAGCAACGCGAAACGAAACGGTCAGCAGAGCCTTCAGCGAGTCCTCTGTGACGACGGAGCCGTCGAGCCACTGAGAGCCGGAAACGACTCGGCAACTATACACCGACACCGAGGCAGCAGCGTTCTCGCTGAATGTCTTCCAGCCAACTTCGTACTCCCTATTGAGCGTCTCGCCTCGCAGCATCGTCGAGTTGCTGAGTGAGGGCGGAGGTTCCATCGGCAGCGTCACTCCTCTCAGGGTGACATTCCATACGACGGCATCTTCCTCAGTCTGGTCGAACAGCAGATGCTTGAGCCGAAACGTCGCGGTCTGCGTCTCGCCGTCGCTCATTGAGGACGCCGCCCTCCCGGCCCCGTCGTTGCCTACAAGTGCCACCGAGAACGGCACCTCTTGCTTCGACGGGACTCGCACCGCACCGACCTGATAGGGGCTAGTCACGGCTCGCGAGTACCCATGCAGCGGCATGGAAACGGCCTCGCCGTTGGCGTACGTCGTGGGCGGCGCAGAGGTGTCAGTGCTCACAAAACGAATGCAGCGATTGAACTCAATGTAGTCGTCTAAATCGCACTTCGCCTTGCAGCATGTATTGCATGACGACCCGAGCATAAACCCGAGTGGGTACATGCCGGCCGCAAAAAAGAACACTGACCAGATGACGAGAGAGAGAGGCTCCACGGCGTCGATCATCTAGCACTCCGCTGCGATGACGTAGAAGGAGCCGTTGCATCTGGCGAGCATCACCCACTTGCCGGATGCAATCTTCGCAAATTTATTGCATGCGACGACGGTGTCGCCGGACGACGCAGTCTCGCTGCCGGGTGTGCCGACGTACAGCGTCAGCGTTTGGTTCTGGCCGACCGCCCACTCAGCAGTAGTCTTGCTCAGGTAATGCGACGAGGCGTACGGAGCGTTTCGCCCGCCCATCCCGGGTTGCTTGCGGTCGCCGCCGCGCACGACGCGAACCGTCTCCGCGATTTCCTTTGCGGCACTGCGGGTAAACTGCACCCCGGCGTTTGTGTTGGCTTTGTCGCGTGGCATGATCAGCTTGGCAGTGCCGTAAATACATTGGTAAATGGCAACTGATCGTAGACCTTGAACGTGAGCATGTCAGGCGGCGAGCCAGCGGACTTCGCAACGCCGCCGCTCAACGCCACGGGGTCGCTGACTGGTTCCTTGAGTTGATCCAGAATTTTCTTCCGACGGCCGCCGGAGATTTCGTTGAACCCAATGTCCCACAGCTTCAGCGCGAATCCCTCGGGCCGGTAGGCGATGTCAACTGTCACTGTCCAGTAAGTAACCTCACTGCCATTGACCTGCTCAACCTCGCGTTGCCCGCTGATGCTCTGAACCTTCAACGTGCCGGGAGGAAAGCCGCTCCATGTATCGGAGTTCACGGTGTTCATGTAATCCATTGCGGTCGCGTACGGGAACGCCTGCCGGTTCCCGGTAATCTGAATCTGCCACTGCGAAAACTCCTTCTCGGCACCCTCCAGCGGGTCGCCGGCGGAGTTGACGATCAGCTTGGGCGACTCAAATCCGTCGTTGTAGTGAACGATTGCAGGACCGGTGGTTGTGCTGCCGCTGAACTGAAACTTGTCGAGCCGATCCCACGGCATCGGCTCGCGGTCTTCTGGCTTGATGAGGTCGTACGTCGCCTCAACCTTGTAGTGCAGCGGGTCGCCGTCGTTGCTGCACGCGATGTCAGTGACGTATACAGCGGGGAACTCGGGGTGCGACGTCAGCCACCTCACGCCGTACGACGAGTAGACGGAGCCGGATATCTCGCTCACTGAGGTGCTCGGCTCGTCAACCGTCACCATGAACGTCCGCTTGCACTTCACGTTCTCGCCGAACCTCTGCGTGGCCCCCCGGCCGTCAATGATCTCGCGGACGGCAGTAACGGTCATATCTGCACAACCTCCTGATCGCGGAGAGCCGCCTCAACGTTGGCGAGCAACTTCGACTGCTTCTCAAGCTCCTTGAGTTGCTTCTTGGTTGGGTCGTCTTGCCCGCGAAGCAGCCTGAAGAACGTGCTGGCCCCCTCGCTGGAGTTCACGTCCACGGCACCAACGGCACGCCGATCTACGCCCTTGCCCCTCTCCTGCTTGTCTTTCGCGTCTGCGATGGAGTCTTCAAGCTCTCCGCGAATCTCCTTTTGGCGACCCGCGAGCTCCTGCTTAGAAATGACTCCCTCCTCAAATGCCTTGCGAAGCTCCGCGTCCTGCTTCCTGAACTCCGACGCGGGGTCTTTTGCGCCGCCGGGGAGCCCTTCCTTCGCCTTCTCTCTGGCCTTGGACTGCGCGGCATTCTTCTCGCTGCGAGACAGCGTGGCGTTCTTCTCAATGGCGTCCAGTTCCTCTTTCAGCTTCTCCCCGGTGGACTTCAACCCTTCCCTGATCTTCTCGGCGAACTTCTGATCCTCGCCGAGCTTCTTGAGCTCGTCATTCATGCCCTCGACGGCATCCGCCATTTGCTTCTTGGCGTCCTCCGGCGAGATCAGGCCCCGAGAGAGCTTGTCCTTAATTTCATCGGCGGTGGCCTTAAACTTCTCCTTGATTGGGTTTGCCGCAGCACCAAGGTCGGCACCCGCCTTCGCCGACCTTTCCATCTGATTGGCAATGTCTTCAACGGCCGCCTTCTGGTCGGCCTGCGCCTTCGCCAGTGCCTTGCCGGCCGGAGTCTGCGCCGCGTACTCATCGGTAATCTTCTTCTCGGCGGCCGCTCGCTCCTCGGCGGTCAGCAGCCCCTTTTTCTCAAGCTCGTAGAGCTCGTCCACGGAACGACGCATCTTTTCGTACGGTGAAACCAATCCCTCTCGGATGGCCGCGGCCCGCTTTGCTTCTTCGTTAGCTAGTGCCTTTGTTGATTCGGCTGCCTTCTCGTCAACCACCGGCTTCGCGTTCTCCGTGTTTGGCCGCACGCTGCCGCCGCCGCCTTCGCTCGACGCGAACACCTTGCCGAACATGGGGATTTTCGACATCCAGTTCATCAGGCCCGTAATCTTCTGCTGCGCGTAATCAATCCAGCCGCTCAGATACTCAAATGCGGCCCCGACGCCGGAGCGAATCGTGTCGGCGAAGTTGTTAAATCCTACGATGACCGGGGCCAGAATGATTTGTGCAACGGCCCCGGCGAGCCGCAGCGTGACGGCGATAAAATCCCCAATCAGGGCGACGGTCTTGAGAACTCCCTCTGCGAGAGCCCCGATCAAGGTGCCGAACGGTCGCAGGACTTGTGCTATGGGTGCGGCAATGGCGTTGAGCCCGCCGACGATGTTGGCGAACGAGCCAACCACGGCCGCCGACCCGTCCGAGATGCCAGCGAACAGTCCGGTGAACGTTGACGCCAGCGTCACGCCGATGGCACCAACAGCCTGCCCCGCCCTAGCGTTCTCTGCTCCAAACTTCTCCGATGACACCGCTAGGTTGTCAAAGGCCTCGGCGTCCAGCGACGACAGCGCGAGCCCGAGCCGGGAGATGTCCTCCCTCGCCGTTCCGGCGTCCAGTTGCTTCTGAATCTGCACGTCTTGAAACGACACCCCGAGCTTCTGTGCCTCCGCTCCAATTTCGGCGACGGCAGCGGCAGTCTCGTAGCATGTGTCCCGAGCCGCCAGAGTGGCCTTGACGACCGTATACGCCGTCGCTGCCAGTTGGCCGAACCCGGGGATGGAGAACGCCAACAGCCGCCCAAACACGGCACTAGTCGCCGCTCCTGCGGCCCCCATGCCAGAGAGCGTTGCCGTTGTGGCGGCCGCCGAAAATCCTAGCCTGCCCATCACGGTAGTCAGGCCGCGGGTGATCCCGAGCGTAGTGTTAAGGTTGGACGCAAAGCTCGACACGCTTGCCCCGGTCACGCCGGCCGCGGCTGCAATCTTGAACGCCCCGAACGCGAGCGTGGCCTTTGTGGCGAAGTCAGCCAGCCCACCCATTTCGATGCCGAGCGCGCCGAACGCTGCCTCGGCAACCTTGATGACCGTAATCGTTCTTCCGATTCCCAGCACCATGCCGAGGATGCCCGTCGGCGTAGCGAACGACCCGGTTATTGCCCTGAACGCCCTGAACGCTGCTGTAGCTGCGGCCGTCCTTGCAGCGAAGTCAATTACCGAGGAGCCCGCGGTCGCCACTGAGTCCACGGCGTCGCCGACGCCCTTGATGGCCGCAGAGAGTCCGTTGATTGTCCTTTCTGCAACTGCCGCAACCCGGGTCCAGCCCTGCAGTGCTTTCCCACTCTCATTAGCTGACTCGGCCGCGTCGTCCAATTCCGACTTGGCACGCGCAACGGCCCGGTTGTATACGTCCTGCGTGAGCAGCCCCCGCTTCAGGTACGAGTCGAGCTTGGCGACAGTTTCCGCGTACTTCTCCGACGGCGTGCGGACCTCTCTGGCAATTCTCGCTGCCTCTCGCATGGCAGACGAGGACTTGTCAACGCTCTGTGTCACTGCTTTTTGGGCCGACGCGCTCTGAGACATGGAGGCCCGGAGCGCAGCCTGCTGCCCGTCGTACTCCTTGGCCTGCTGCATGGTGGCCTGCTGCGCAGACCGCAGGGAGTCTAGCGATGCCACCGACTCGCCAATGGCCCCGACAAGCCCCGCCGCGGAGGCGGTAAATGTCGCTTTGACGCTGCCGATCTCGCCAGCCATTTCACTTGCCTTCTTGTTCCGGCGTAAAGATGCCGCCCAGCTTCATCAACTCCATCTGAATCTGCTCCTCGGTCATCTGTCTCTCGTACACGACCGGAAGGAACGTGTTTTCATCCACGTCCTTCGCGCCCGCGCTCCATGCCACAGTAGCGGCAATCCGAGCCGACTGAGCCCATTCCTGTCCCCACGGTTCGTGTATGTAGTACGCCGCCCAGTCCACCAGTTCCCTGCTGTCAACGGTCGCCAGAAGCTCTTTCACACTGCGGCCCAGTGCCAGAGCCAGCCGGTGATAAAAGACCTTCGACAGCATGCCCTCGCGAGGAGGGCGATCTAGTTTTTTGCTGCCTCCTCCACGCTGTCTTTCTCAAAGCCATTGAGCTTCATGCAGTCGTGAAACAACCTGTCGAGCACCAGTGCGTTTTTCTCCCCGAGGGCGGCAAGGTCGTCGTTGCTAAACAGCGTCTCCCCCTTCTCGTCGCACAGGCACCGACGCAGCATCTTGGTCTTATACTGCGGCAGGAGCTTCTCCTCGGTGCTTGTCCATTCGCGCTCAAAAGACTCTCGCTCCGTTCCACTCATCACGCGGAGGAAAACGCTCCCGCCCCACTCCGGCACATCGGTCTCGGCCGACTTGCGGTCGTTTGCGGAAAGAATCTGATCCCTAGTCAACGGCATAACAACTCCATTTGTTATTCGGCACTGCGCCTAAAGGAATAGTTCAACCGCAGAACGTCGCCCACCTTTGCGGTGACCTTTACGTTCTCGCAGATGGCAATTCCAAAGTTCAAGTACCAGCCAGAGCCCGACACCGACAACGCGCCGGTGCTACCTACGATGCTCAAGCTAAACGATGTTGCCATCGCTTCTACTTCGATTATCTGCTCGCAGAGCGTCTGCTCAAACACGCAGAGGTACTGCCCCGTGTCTCTGTCAACGCCGATGGTAAGGGGTCGGATTTCCTTGAGCGGCGACACGAACGAACCGCTGACCCCGACAACCTTCCCCAGCACGCTTCCGCGGAACGTAACGCCTGTTCCCTGTGACGTGATAACGGGCATCCCAAACCCCGTTTAGTCAAGCGTTCCGCCGAGCGTAAACGACAGGCTCAATTTCACGACCTCGCCGACCGCGTACTTCACCGACACAGCCGTGCACACGGCGGAGCCGGAGAGTGTCCCGACGCTCGTAGTAAGCGTCCCCGAGTCGCCGATTTGCGGGTACGCCTCCGCGGTTGAATACAGGGCTTCCACCTTAACCTCGTCGCCTTCGATCAGCTGCGCCGCCTCGTACGACCGAGGGTCGCCGTCGACGAGCGACAGGTCGCTGGTGTCAATGGTCCCGGACGACCGGCTCACGTCGATGCCAGTGATGTGGCCGATGGTGCCGTTGAACGACAGCGTTGCGCCTTGACTGGTTCCGGTGGTGGGCATTTGATTATCCTCAGTTCTTGGAGAGCTTGAACGTAGCGGAGCCCTTGATCAGGTCGCCGACAGCCGCCTTTACTGACGCCTGCGTGCAGATGGCCTTAGTGCATGAGCTTGCTTTGGTTGAGGCGAAGCTCCCCGTAAGGGTAAACGTGGCCTTCGTGCCGACCGGCGGAAGCGCGGAGCCAATAAAGTCGATCTTCACTTCGGGGCTATCCGAAAGCGGCGACTTACTGAAAATCTTTTTTGACCCTTCGGCCAGACCGAGGTGCGACACGTCCGTCTGCGGGGCGGAGGCAGACACGTCAATGGCCGTAATCTTTCCCGTTAGGCCGGAAAACGTGAACGCAGCCGCAGTACCGGTGCCGCTTACGTGCGACGAGAGAATCGTGCTAACTGCGGGGGTCGGGTCTGGCATGACGTGTCCCTTGTTACGCGGACTCTGCTATTCGGACCTCGTAGGTCTGACCTACGCTGTAGATCGGCATAGCCTTCCCGTCGATAGGGACGACTAGGTCGTCTTGCTCTGCTTTTTGCAGCACATAAAGCACTGTATTCCCCCAGCCCGATGCCGTCGCTCTGTGCAAGACGTTGCTTACAACGGCGGCGACCCGCCTTGCCTCCCCGTACGTCTCCGCGTACAGGTCAACTTGAATCTGAATCGCCGGAGCCTCCGCCCCGTCAAGCGTCAAGGTCACGGTGTCTCGCGTCGTGCTGATTCTCTTGTAGACGGCAAAGGAGAGGACGCCGCCTGCGTCCGACCGCGTCGCCCCCTGCGGTGCGATAATCGGATACACCCGGAAGCCGAGAAGGTCCGCGGATGCCGGGTCGCTCGTCAGCTTCCAGTGGATGTATCGCTCCGGGGCATCTTGCATCATCCGCCTCCGCTTCTTGATGCTTCGTCAACGGCCTGCGACAGAGCGTTTTGCATTTCCGACAGGAGGATTCCGAGACACGCCGACGACGTGGCCTCGTACGCCCTGCGGAGCGGGTGCTGGGCTCTTGTGCCGCGTACATACCTTGCGACCATAGGCCACCGTCCCCGCCACCCCGGCGGACGCCAGCCCGATATGCCTTGGCTAGAGAGGAACGGTCCGCTAGTCGGCCTTCTATCCGCCGCCCCGAACTCAATCAGATGAGAGTGATACCCCTTGTTGTCCGACGTGTCTTCGGAAACGGCCCGCTTGTAGCCCACAACGCCAAACGCCACGCCGGACGGGTAGAACACAACCTTGCTATCAACGGCGGCCCTAAGATTCCCCGTTGGGCCGATTGGCGTGTTCGCCATCAGCAGGGCTCGCATCGGCCGGACAGCCTTCTCCATTGCGGCGGACAGGTGCTTGTCAGCAACTCGCTGCGGCAGCGAGGCGATAGCGGCCTGTATCTGCTCCGCTCCCTCAAACCGAATGGAGTTCGACTTGTTTCCCTGAAAGCCGGCGGATGACCTCATTAGTCCGTCTCCTCCGTGCAGAGAATTTCCTGCTCCTCAAGCCTGATCCCGCGGAGCAGGATGCTTTGGATGTTAAGGACGCCGCCCTGCCACCGGAAACGGTGCTTCGTCGTCAACTCCGAGATTGTTCTAATGCGGACACGGTAGGTCACAGCCGTCTGCGTACGGTCTGACTGCACCGCTTCCCGTGCGCTAAAAGCCTCCACGCCGGCCCACACCGTCCACACGGGAACCCAGTTGTCGGTCGTCTGGACGGACTCGCCGAAAGCATTGAGGATTTGCTCCTTCAGTGCCTCGACCGTAACCCGCCTCCTGATTGACCCGGCGGTCATTGTCATCCGCTAGCTCCCGAGTGCGATCAGCTTGTACGTTGTGCCGGCGGTTCCGGTCAGGGTGATGACGCCCGGAGCCCAGCCGACGACATCGTTTGTTGCCAGCATGACCTGACCCCGCGGCACTGTGCCAGAGACGGGTCCGCCGGCAACGACGACGTTCGCGGTGCCCGCAACCGATGGGTCGGACGTGTTCTCAACGTAAAAAAACTTGAGCTTTGTCATCCCGGACGCCGCCAAGTCCACGGTTTTGGCAGTCGATGACACGGTGCCCGCGTCCCCCGCGGCCTTCGTAATCTGAAACGCCGCCGAGCCGTCAGTCAGGTACCGCTCAAACGACGCGGGGTACGTTGCGGTAGACGAGAACACTCCGCTGCTCCTTACCTGAGCCGTCACGGCAATAGAGACGCGAGCCGATGTTTCGCTCATGCGTAGGAGCCCCATGCAAAGGTAGATAAAAGCTCGTCCACGCCATACGGGACGGTGTTCTGGCTGCTCGGTGTGACAGCCTCTCGCTGCAGGAACCAGTGAGCCGCAAGCATCAGGATTGCGTGCCGGATGCCACGGGGCACAGACTGCCCGGAGTCCCCGTAGCCAGCCCACCACCGCACCGTAACGGCTGCTCTCACCGGGCCAGTCACCGGCCAGTAGCCATTCACGTTTGGGGTCAGGACGCACGGCGTGCTATCCCTCGCCGCGATAAACGTCCCCGGGGAGGACGTAATCACCGGCTGGGTTTCCGCCATGGTCAGTACGTTCAGTTCTGAGTTCAGGTACTCAACCTCAATGGCCTGCCGGCCGGTAGTCGGGGAGAACGGCGGCAGCGGCAGCGGAAACTCAATAGCCGCCGGAAAAGTGTCCACTTTCAGCTCAAGTCGCGTGTCCACGAAGCACCTGTCCGTGCGAAGCTCGCAGTATTGCCTCGCTGCCGAAAGCAACCCCTGAAGAAGCTCGTCCTCGTCGTCGTACTCAACGCGGCAGTGCGACTTCAGTTCCGCGAGCGAAACCGGCTCCACGACCGGCAGCACGATCTTCCGCAGCGACCGGTACCGCCTGCCGGTGTCGCCGAGGTACAGGTTTGTAAAGACCAGATTGTTGTGCGGCACGGCTAGCTCCAGATATGCACACGGGGCGAGCGGTTTTTCGGCCGCCCGCCCCGCGCGAGGTCATTTATCGCAGCCGCCGGATCAGGTGCCGGCCTTGGTCTTCATGGCGACGTAGGCACCGGCCTCGGTGTTGCTGCCGACGCCGTGCACCTGAATGTCCAGACGGGTCGTGGCGACCATGAGGGTCTGGTCGAGCTCGGCGTACCGCTCGGTGCTGGTGCGGATGTTGACGGCCTTGCGGTCGCCGTAGATCGCACCGAGTTCAAGGTCGCCGAACAGAATCTTGTTCTTCGCCGCGTCGGCACCCAGCACCGAGTCCATGACGTTGACCAAGACCACTGGGTAGCCCATGAACCGCAGGCCGAGTGCGTTCTGCACGTCGTTCTGCGTGTTGCCGCCGGACAGGCCGGTGCCGCTGCCGCTGGTGAGAGCGAGCCGCTGCATCGACGCCGCGAAGCCGGCAGGCGAGATGAACCACTTGGCGTTAGCCCGGGCGTAGAGCGGGAGTGCCGCCATCGCTGCCGTGAAGTCGCCGATGGAGAACGTCTCAAAGGACGTTGCCGTGGCGGACTGCACGATGCCCTTAGCACCCGACACCGCGGCGAGTGCGGGGATCACGCCGGTGATGCCGCCGTAGCCGGCAGCACCCGTCCCGTTGAATCCGCAGTCGTCGATGGTCTTGGCGAAGGCACGCCCGATCTCGACCGTGATGTACGAGGCGAGGTCGATGATGGAGTCGGCGAGGATTTCCGACGACATCCGGTTGCTCACCGCGAGCTTCTTTGCGACGAGGTTGACCCGGTCCCACGCTGCGTCCGAGTCCGCGATGGTCGCGTTCTCATTGACCCAGTAGGTCGTGAGGCCGCCGGCCCGACGCGGGATCGCGAGCGTTTCGTTGGTCATCGTCACGGTGCGGACGTTCGGGACGAACTGACCGAACTCGTTGACGAGGACGATCACCTGATCCAGAAGCTCGTCGGGAATCAGTGCGCCGCCGAGCGTGGCCGAGCCTTCGCTCTGGGCACGGGTCTGGACGCCATGATCCTTGCACCACCGGCGGCTCTCGGCATCGCCGAAGATGTAGCCCCGGTACCACTGGCCTGCGCGGTAGGCCCGCTCCTCGGCGTTGGGGCCGTTGAAGCCCTTGATGCTCGCGACACGGGGCATGGCTGGGACGCTCATCCGCTTCTCCTGAGTGGGGGCTTCGTCGTTCTTCACGACCGGGGCAGGGGTGGTGGACGGGGCGGTGCGATTCAGCACGGCACGAAGCTCTCGCTCCTTGACCGCGATCTTGCGGAGCCGGTCGATCTGGCCCTTGAGCGACTCGGCCCGCTTGCACAGGTCGTCCAGCTTGGCGGAGTTCTCCTCCGTCATCGGCTCCTCGGACGCTTCCGACTCGTCGGTCAGCACGCCCATCTCAGCCAGCACAGACGCCAGCGTGTCGAGAAGCATCTTGACCTGCTTGCCGTCAGCGACAACCTCGGCAGCGGGATCAACGGGGAGCGATTCTTCGGCCACGGGGGAGCCTCCTGCAGATGACTTGTGGGCGGAGGGCTCTTTGCCCTCCTGTCTCTCACAGGCTACGCGGGCAGGAGGTGACTGTCGTTCCTCATCCGTTGTAATTACAACGACGGCGAACCTGATCCGCTCGGACGACGCACCGGCACCCGGAGCCGCACCGCGGGCACTGCAGGTACCGTAGCTGAAACTCTCCCAGCGACTTGCTGGTGCGGATTCGCATATGCCCGTTCCCGCAGTCGCAGCGGTCCCCGGGTTTCTTCTTATCGCTTGCCATTCTTGTGCAGCCACTCCTCATGCAGCGAGATGACCGAGCGATAGCCTTGCACGGCTTTCCTTCTCTCCGCGGCGGCAAGCGACCGCAGGTCGTATGACCTACGAGCCACGGTAACGCTTGAATCCGGGTACGCCGGGTACGTGACTGGGCCCACGTCGAGCAGGTCCGAGACGCGGGTGATCGTCCTGATGTGCCGGCCCCGCTCGTCCACCGTCCAAGACTCGCCGTCTCTTGCCACGATAAACGCGAATGACGACCCGCGAACGTCGCCTCGGCGGATGCTTTCAACGATTCCGGCGTGCGCGGCCGGCGGCTTAACCTCGTACCGGAGCCCCACCTCGTCCACCGTCATTCGGAGCGTGTCCGGGAGGCGACCAAGGACGTAGTTGGGGTCGTGGTTAAACAGGGCTCGCGTATCCAGCGGGTTCTTCCGGCCGCGCCGCTCCGTCACAAGCCCGAAGGCCTCCGGTGCAATTCGCTCGGTAAACTCTCCGAGGTCAAGGCTGTCCGTGTCGAAGCGTGCCGCGTATCCGACGATCCACTCCTCCGGTTCCCCGTCAGAGCCGTCCTCGTTCTTGGCGGAACGGGTTTCCACGGTCAGCAGGGGCACAGCGGCTTCCTGCTCAATGGTCACGAAACGCCGCTCCAGCATGGGGTCGTCACTAATCTTTGGCACGCCTACTCCTCCTTTTTCTTGGTTCCTGCGGTGCTAATGCTTCCGGTTGCGGAGCGGGCTCCGCCTCGGCGGTCGGCTGAATTGCTTCCGGCAACGAGGGAGCCGGGGTCGGCACCCCGGCGACGATGGTCGCCACCTGCTCGGGAGTCAGGCTGGGAAACGCCGCGGAGATCACAGTGGACGCTGCGTCCGGGGCAAGCAGCCCGCTGGCGACGGCACTCAGCACTTGCAGGATTGGTGCCACTTGCGTGTCCGGCTGCTGCTCTGCGGGCGGCTCCGCGGCAGCGACTTCCTCTTGCTTGTCGCTTGCCATTGCCTCAACGGTCGTCATGTTTAGCGGGAAGTAATGCGAGTCCCCGCCTTCGATGGGGTTCAGGTTTTCCCTGCTCCGCACCTCGTTGATCGACATAATCCCGCGGTCAATCATCGCCGTGAAGTACGCCGACCGGGCGGCTGCGTCCCCCCGCATGAGGTGCGACACGTCAAAATCGGCGAAGTAAAGCTCCGGCTGCGCAATCAAGTCCCGGGTGAACGCCTTCTCAAACCGGCGGAGCCACGGCAGGATCGAATACTGCACGAAATCAATGCTCTGCTGCTCAATGTTGCTGAACGTCGAGCGGGACAGGTCTTGAATCATGTGAGGCGGGCACCTGTAGAGCCTGCAGATTTCTTCGACCTGAAATCGCCTAGCCTCAAGGAATTGGGACTCCGTATTGCTCGTCCCGAGTTCGTGGGCCTTGAGCCCACCCGTCAGCACGGCTGTCTTGGATGACTTGTCCGGGCCGCGGTGCAGCCGCTCCCAGTTCTCCCGCAGTCGCTCCGCAGCCTCCACCGCCATGCTGGAGTCCGTCTCCAGCACGACCCCGGGGCGGGCTCCATTCCCGAAATACCTTGCTCCGTGCAGTTCGCACGCCCGGGCCAGACCAATCGCCTCTTTCCCAAGCTGCACCGGGATGCTGCCGGACACGCCATCGCTGCTCATCCAGCTAACGCGAAAAATCTGATCTTGGTTGTAGACGGTCTTGCCCCCGTCCGGCTCGGTGTAAGTAAACCGCAGCCGTCCGTTTTCAATCTTCTCCACCTTCATCCTCGACGGGTGAAGCGGGAGAAGTTCCTTGGTAACACCGGCCGCCCCCTCGACGATTTCCGAGTAGCACGCCCCGTACAGACCCAAATGGATCATGCACGTCTCCAGCCACTCAAAGCTCGTCTGCCATGCGTTCGGGGCGGACGACAGGAGCGTGTCGAGCCAGCCCGGAGATCGCTCGCGGCCGCCGTTGGGGAGCCGGCGATAGACGTGCAGCGGCAGGCTGGCGACGGTTTCGGCTAGAACCCTGACACACGCCAGCACGGCCGTTGACTGCAGTGCGTTTTCGCTGGTGATTCGGACGCCGGACGACGCACCCCGAGCAAAACCGTAGTCGTCGTCCAGCAGGGAGCCGAAGAACCGGAGCTCCGGCGACACGTCGTAGACTCTGCTTTCGGTTTCCATGCTCATAGCAGGATGATTTGCGGTTCTGGTTCTGCCGGTTTCTGCTGCTCTGCGCTCCACACGCCGAGGGCTTGGACGAGTGCAATGATGCCGTCTACTCTCTCGCTACCGTTCTGCCTCGGCTTCAGCGGCCGAATCATTCCCTCCGCGTTCTGCCGCACACTCGCGTTGTTCGCCTGCCAGTTGAGGACCGGGTTGCCGTTGTGCCGCAGCCGTCCGTTTGCCAGCATGTTCTCTAGCATCCGGCTGGGGGCGTTCATGCCGGCAAAGCCCTGCGGCCACCCGACAACGTCCAATCCCATCCCTTGCAATTGGTTGGACAGATGCGTTGCGTTGTACCGGTCAATCGCAATGCGACGGACCTGATACTGCTGCGCGAACTGCTCAACGTCCTTCCGAATAAAATCGTAGTCGGTCACATTGCCGCCGGTGGCGACGATGATCCCTTCACGGACATATTGTGAGTACGGGAACCTATCTCGTCGCTCTCGGTCCACCAGCATGTCGCCCGGGATGTAGAACTTCGCCAGCACGTCCACTGTCCCGTCCGCCGCCGGGAACACCGCGGCCAACGCGCTGGTGTCTTGTGACCATGCCAAGTCGAGCCCCAGCCAGCACGGCTTGCCGTCGAGCGGCTCCGGGGGCGGCTTGTTGCACGAATCCCACACCTCCATCTTGATCCATCGCGTGTCCTGTGCCGTCCACTGATTGAGTCGGTACCGGCGAAACGAGTTTTCCTTTGTGGTCGAGAGCTGCGCCTCGCGGAAGTCCGCCGCGAAGTCGTCCGGGCTTATCGTCGTCCCCCATGACGGGTTGGCCTTCGCCCACGTCTCTGGCTTTGTCCAGTCGTCGTCATCGTCTGCCCCGCCGATAAAAGCGTAAAAGGTCGGGTCCACGGTCCAGTCGGACAGCACCCGCTTGGCGTAGACGTGCTGCTCGTAGCAGATGGAGTTCCTGTCGTACCCCGCCGTTGTGATGGAAAGCAGGAGCGGCTGGGTCCGGCTTGCGCCGCCGTACCGGAGCGAGTCCCACAGCGAACGCGACCGCTGCGCGTGAAGCTCGTCAAAGAGCAGCCCGTGGATATTCAAACCTTCCGCCCGGAACGAGTCGCCAGCCAGCACCTTGTAGAACGACGCCTTCCTCAAGCACGACACCGTCCTGCGGCTCTCCACCACTTCCAGTGAGCGGGACAGGGACGGGGAGGCCCGGACCATGCTCGCCGCCTCGCGGAACACGATGGACGCCTGCTCGCGGTCTACGCCGCAGCCATACACCTCGGCCCCGGGCTCTTGGTCGGCGACAAGGAGATACAGGCCGATGCCGGCAAGGAGCGTGCTTTTTCCGTTCTTCTTTGGGGTCGTTATGTACCCCACGCGATACCGGCGTGTGTTGTCGGCGACCCGCAGCCAGCCAAAAAGCTCCTCAATGACCTCCGTCTTTTGCCACTGGAGGAGCGAGAACCTTTGGCCCGACCAGCGACCCTTGGAGTGAACGAGGTACTTTTCAATAAAGTCCACCGCATGATCTGCGTGGGTCTTTGAAAAGTAGTAATCAATTCCCTCGTCACGCGCCTCTTGTAGCGATAAACGTCTCAAACGGGTCATCTTCGGCCCCGCGGTGAATCTGTACCTGCGACCGGCTGCTGGGCGTCAGCCCGAACTGCTGCTCTATCCTGAGCAGGCTTGCAGCCAGCTTCATCATCTGAGTGGCGAACGGGCTCACCTGCATGTACGGTGCTTCGCCCTCGGCTTTCGGCTTAAACCGCATCACGTCTCCGTACTTGTTCACCATCTCGACGTTCCGCTTCCACAGCGCGAACTCAATGCAGTACCGATGCCACGTCCCCCTGTCGGCCTCGGTAAACACCCCCATGGCCTGCAGCTTCGGCACTGTGTCCATCCATTTGTCGAGGGCCACGCCCTCAAGGTCATCCGGCGGAGACAGGGACGCCGGCAGCGGCTTAGGCTCATTTGCACTGAACCCTTCCTTGCTCGGGTCGCCCCGGACGTACCGCACGATAGACGGCTGTTTGGCCGGGCCTCGCTGCCCCATGGATTACTCCTCGTCTCTCAACGCTTCGCGGATGGCTTCGTTCCGGTCAACGTAGAACTCACCGCTGCACGACGGGCACCGGACGTGCGAGTACCTTTCCTGAGTGCTTTCGCTTCTGTCGGAGTACGCCGAGTCCATCTGATCCTTTGCCCGGTCGATCTCCTGCTGCTGCGGCGAATGAAAGTCCGACGCACCAGCCGTGTCGGCGAGCAGCCGCTTCACGTCAAGCATCGGGAAGAACTCGGCCATGTCACCGACCTCGCGGAGCTCTGCCACAAGGTCCGCCATGTGCCACTCGGCGAACTCCGCCGTTTTGTTGTCAGCGATCCGGTACTCCCGTGCCTTTGCCTCCGTCAGCGTGACCGTGACGGTCGGGACGGACTCCATGCCGAGAAGCTGCGCCGCCTTGAGCCGCGTATGCCCCGAGATCACGACGCCGTCGTGGTCAATCAGGATAGGTGAGTTAAACCCGTAGTCCCGGATGGAGCGGGCGACGGCACCCACGGCTTCGTCATTGTTTCGCGGGTTCCGCCAGTACGGCTTGATGCTAGCCACGCTTGTCATTCGTGCTTCGATCACAGTGAGTTAGCCTCCACCTTAAACGAGTGCGAGCAGTGCGGGCAGTCAAGGCACACCTCAAGCGGCCCAGCCGGTTCCTCCGGCTCGTCTTCGACCGTCACGCCGTCCATTGCATCGTCAAAGGACTCCGCGGTCATAAGTCCGGCGAGCTCTCCCTCCTTGAAGAACACCTGCATGACCCCGACGTTTGCCATCTCCTCAAGCTCTTTGACGAGCGATTCGTGGTTCCACGACGCGATGCTCCCCGCCGCGTTGTCCGCAATCCGGTACGCCTTGGCTTTCTGAGGAGGCAGGTCAATGACGACGACCGGCACCTCTGGCATTTCAAGCTGCCGCGCCGCCCGGAGCCGTGTGTGCCCAGCGACGACGACGAAATCGGAGTCCACCACGATGGGCGAGTTGAATCCGTACCTCTTGATCGACGCCTTCACGGCGTCAACCGCTGCGTCATTCCTTCTTGGATTCCGCCAGTACGGCTTCACCTTCTCCACCGGAACGCTGACGATCTTCATACGCCTTCCTTATCTCCAGTTGCTTCTTGGCTTCCCACGCCCTGCGATACTCAACGTCCTCAAACAGCTTGCTGAATCCGGTGACGTGCTTCAGGCGGATGAGCTCGTCGGCCTCCAGCCCTAGCTCCGCACAGATGGCCTCGTCGCCCCACCCGTTGTCCAGCATGGAGAACACCATGCTTGCCATGCCCGACACGCTGTGCTTGCCCCGGGCACGGTTGTGCCGGACGGTGCTTGCCATCCGGTCGTTGATCGACTTGTCAATGACGACGACGGGGAGGAGCCCGCCGTTTCTCTCGCGAATGTCATCGTGCAGCCTCATCGTGGTGTACCGATGAAAGCCGTCCACGATGACGTATGAGTCTGAGTCCTCGTCGTACACAGTGACCACCGGCTGCGTGTACCCATCATGCAGGATGCTCACGTACAGCAGCCTCATTTCGTTCTTGGCAACGCTATTTGGGTTGTAGTCATTTGCCTTGACCTTCTCAATCGGAACCCAGCGAACGTAATCGACGGGTTGCGACTTCAAGCCGCTCAACTCGGCGTGAATCCACTTCCGCAGATTGTCCACGAACGCTGCCTTGTCGTCGGCTGCGTCAAACTCAGCCTTGATTGCTTGCCGCCCGCTCACGCTTCCTCCTTTGCCATGCCCGCTTGTATTTGAGGTTCTGTGGTGCCGTCTCAAAGTTCTTGAGCTTGATGTGCTCCCAGTCGTTCGTCAGGATCGACGCGATGTGCAGCCGGTAGATGGCGTCCCCCATCTCCGAATACATCTCGTCGTGGCGGGCGAATCGCTTCTTGAATCCTTCTTTCCACTCGTCGTTCCCAATCAGCTTGTCGAGCAGGAAGTCTCGGTACTCCCTCCAGCCGGAGAACATGTACGGCAGGCCGCCTCCGAAGTAATCGGCCGCGCCGAGCTTGCCCGCCATGTCGATGCCGGCGATCCTCTGTGTCAATTTCTGGTACGTCTCGCCCTCAATTTCCTGAAGGTAGAACAGCGAGTGAACCGCGGTTTCGTGGTGCACGTTGCTGACCCGCATCTTCTGCACCGGGATGCCGTACTGGTGCATGGCGTCGTACAGCTTGTTGTACGACCAGCCGTTGTTGTGAATGGCCTTCCACACGTCCATGTACGACCAGTCGTAGATCGGGTACATGGTGTAATGGTTCCGCTTCTTGTCGAGGATCGTCCCCCACGTCTCGCCGCAGAACGCCTCGCTCTGCGTCAGCCCCATGTACCGACCCGGGCTCTCCTCCGCCCGCACACCTGCGATGTAGCAGGTCGGCGTGTCTGGGTATTCCTTCTTGATGATGGCGGAGAACATTTTGGAGAACCGGTCGGTGCCGTAGACGTTCTCATGCACCGAGTACGTCTCCCGGGGACGCATCCACCGCTCCTCATCCTCCGGGTTCCAGCACTGGAGCCAATGCTCGACGGTGCTTGTGGCGTTGAACAGCCTGATCGGCATTTGGTACCACTTCGGCTCCACCTCCGGGTTCTCCATGATCTCCCGGATGGTGTCGATCGTTGACTGCCACTCGGCTTCCTGATCCACGAACAGGCACTTGAGCGGGAGCCGGCCCTTCTCCCGGGCGACGGCGAGTGCAAGGTTGTAGACGACGGTGCTATCCTTGCCGCCGCTCACGCCGACGATGATGTTCGGGAACTTGTCAAACAGCCAGCGAACTCGGTCCATGGCTGCTTCGTGCACGGTCTTGGGAAGGTAGATTTTCACTTGCCCTCCAGCCAGTTGCCGATGGCACCGATGCACTCGGCGTTGTAGTCACTGACGACAAAACGCTTCCCTGCATCGGCGAACACCTTGGCCGAGCGGCCGTACCCGCAGCAGAAATCACCGATGCACCCATAGCTCTGTGACAGCGATGCAAGGATGTCCCATGCGGGGCGACCCGGCTCCCACGGCTGAATATCGCCGTACACGATAGCCATGGCCGGAGCCCCATTGAGCTTTGTGGGCAGCACGAACCGGGGTTGGGGGAGGAGCGGGACTGCTCGCTTGCCAGCGACGATCACGACCGGAACGGAGAGCCCGCGGATGATCTCTGCAACTCGGGCCATGAATGTTGAGTAAGTCCGGCCGTCCTCAACATTTGCCCGTTTGTCGAACTCGGCGAAGCCGTCCTTCCACGGCAGGTCCGTGTAGAACACGTCGCAGCCATCAAACTCGGGCGGCAGACGGGACGACGACATGAGGTCGTGAGCCATGGCGACCGACTGCCCAGCCGAGACATACTGCCTCGGCGTGTGCTTCAGTGCAGCGTGCAGTGCTGAGTGGTACATCACCCTGCCGACTTCTTTAGGAAGGCGATTGTCTTTGACAGCCGCTTCTCGTTGAACTCGTTGCCCCGGAAACGCATGCCGGCAGCGACCGCCGCCCGTGCCGTGTATCCCATGCCGCAGCATGGATCGCAGCAGAGCCCGCCCTCGACCGCTACGCTCTTGACGGCCTGCACCACCATCGGGAGGCCAATGGCCCCGGAGAGCGAAACTCTCGCGACGTAGGATGGCGATGTGCCGCCGTAGACGACTGAGCTCTCCAGAATCTTGCTGCCGGAGCGGTACTTGACCCGTTCAATCTTGATGTTGTGCAGGACGGCACTGAGGGCGGAGGCCAGTTCGTCCTCCCACTTCACCCCTGTCTCCACGAACGCGAACCCGTCCACGTACCTGCCGATCAGGGAGACGAACCGGGCCTGAAGCTCCGCGTACGTCAGCGGGCGGAAGTCTCGTCCGGTGTGCCGCTTGTTGACGGTCACCCAGTACCGCAGGTTGCCCGTGCCCCACGGCGGGTCGGAGTAGAGAACCTTGATCTTCTCGCCGGACAGGAGCGAATCAACGACAGGATCATCAACGCTTGCGCACGTCACTGCGTGCGGGCCGATGTGCTGTATCACCAGAATCCTCCTTGATCTCAGCCCGGTTGATCAGAATTGTCTGATCCAGCGGGCTTCCCATCGTCCAGTACGTGAATCCATCCACGTCCAGATATTTGTATTCCCTGCCGCCGAACTTCTTGGCGTATCCGCGACGGCGGATTTCCATGACGAAGTTCTCAAACTGTTTTTCGTCCGACGCACGACGCCGCAGCGCATACCAGTGCGGCGTCTTGGGCATCGTCTTTGCAAATGTCCATGTATTAAGAGCGATAAACTCGCGTATTTCTTGGTCAGTCACGCGCATGCACCACAAGCGGGAGGAGTGTTTGTCGCACCGTAAACACCGTACAGCGAATCTTACGGAGCGTTTTCCGAGAGGAAAGACCCCCCCACCAAAACCTCCGGCGGCGCGAGCATGAGGTAAGCACGGGGTTTACTCCTGAGTTGAGGTCCGCGATAGCGATGCCCCCACCCCCTCACCGTTTGTTATCTATCGCTTCTTGTTTCCTCCTCGGTCTTCCTGCCATGGCACGCTGAACATAAGCACTGACCATTCAATAGGTCGTACCTGCTGCCGCCTCGCGAGACAGGCACGATGTGGTCGGCGTGTGCTTCGCCCTTGCCCCCGCACACTCGCTTGCAGACCCGGCACTCCCAGCAGTCTCTTGCCAGCACAGCCTTCCTCCACGCCCGGTGCCGCGAGTCGCAGTACCCTCTTGCCGCAGCGTTGGGTCGACGTTCGACGCGGCCTGCCTTGGGGGCTTGTGCCGGCCGGTGCATGGGAACCTTGTAGGGCATCAGTTCGTTGCCGTGTCCTTGGGCCTCACCATCAGTACCGACTTGATTTCCCGCTGCCCGTTCGCCAGCTCTTGCATCGTCTCGGCCTGCTGTTCCTGTGTGTGCCCTATTTCCTTGAGCGTCTCCTGCGTTGTCTCCAGAAACTTGGTATGTGCTGTCACGACCGGGACGACGACCGTCGAGTGCACCGACACTGCCACGTCCCTCGCCATCCACAGGACTGCGACAAGGATCAGCACCGGTACCCCGAACCGCTCGGCGAGCCGCAGGAAAAAGTCCAGTGTCCCGACCTGCTTCTCTGAGTCTGTCATGTAGCCTCCCACCCGCACTGCCGGCGAAGCTCACCCACGTCGAGCCGCCCGGAGAACCACCGCGACAGTAGGTACCTGACAATGGCCTCGACCGCCCACGCCAGCACTACCGACATAAACACGAACCCGTAGTTGTTGTCCTTCTGCATGCCGTGGTCCCGCAGGTACCCTGACATGACCTGAGCCTCCAGCAGCTTCTTGCGATCCTGCACGCCCTGCGACTTGGCGGAGAGTGCCGAGAGCTCCGCATCGGGGAAATGAGCACACGCTCGCATGAGCAGTTCCGCACACCGCTTCTTCCCCAGCACTGCCCGTCGGCAGAGCGACGGACGCAACGCCTTCCAGCAGTCGTCAATGAGTTCGTCCAGCGTCACTTGGTTTTCTGGCATGATCCGTCCTTGCACTTGCATTTGCACGTCGGCGGGCATGGGCACGGCACCCACGCGATTCCGTCCCCGCTCCGCACCTTCCCGTTGACGCACTTCTGGCAGCACTTATCCGTGGCGGGAGGCCCGGGGCTGAACGTTCTCCGGGCACGCACCGTCTCGTACGCCGTGCGTGCGGCAATCTCTGCCGTCACCTCTGGAGAGTTAGCCGGTTGAACGCGGCACCCGTCAAACCACATCAGCGAGAGGGCCGTCACCAGCGTCGCCGTTTTCATAGCCAGCCCCCGGTCCAGTTTGGCAGCTGCGTTGGAGAGAATCCGGTGTACCCCGCAAGTGCGTAGCTATCGTCGCCAGCGACCAGACGGTCAATCACGTCGGCATCGACCCAGCCTCCGCTCCGCTGAAACTGCACCGGCAGTGCCGTGTCAACCGTGCCCTCGTAGCAGTCGCCCCATGAGTTCTCTACGAACGCCCCGGGGCGGTCGCCGAACCGCACGCCGCAGATCATTTGGCAATGAGCCCATGACCCGGACTGACGCAGCCAGCCGTCGCGCAGGTTCATGTTGAAGCCGAGCCCGCTGCACACTGCCACCGGGTACCCATTGCTGATGGCCTTCGCCACGTCCTTAAAATCTTGGACGAGCGTGACTTCGCCAACCTTGTGTCGAGCGGCAAACGGCTCCAGCGCGTCGGGCACACCGTTGCGTCCCCAGTCCCGTTCCAGCGACCCGGGGGAGCGGTCAAACACCTTGCCGTCGTAACTCTGCCCGCAGTGCAGCGTGCCGTACTTCGTCACTGCCTTGGCGGCCGCGGCTCCGTAGCTGCCGTCCCCGCCGTTGTTTGCTTTCTGGCCCCGAGCCTCAACGCGGCTAAACCCGTATGTGCCTGCTTCAAGCACCCGGCCGCCGAACGACTCGCGTTCTCCTCGCAGCAAAATGTCACATGCCGCCAGTACGTCGCATGAAAGACTCCAGCCCCAGCCAACGCAGGAGCCGATCTCCTGCCTGCCTCGTTGCCAGTGCGGGTTCACTTTCAGCAGGTAATGCCCGAGGAACACGTCGTGCTGCGCCACCTCAAGGGCTGGCCCAGCGTCCGCCATCGTCGGTTTCGCCAGCGACGAGACGAACTTGCTTTGTGCTTTCGGGTCGGATTCGTACCCGAACAATGGCGTGAACTCTGCCATGTTCACCCCTTGTTAATGCCGGCCCATGCCAGCGACTTCGCGGCCTTGATGTACGCCTTGCGGAGTTCGGGCGTCACCGCCACGTCATCCTTGCCCAGCACTGCCGGGTCGGCCAGAAAAGCCTCGGTCGCTTCCCGCAGGCCGACGTACTTGCCCGGGGCATTGCCCGCGATGCGGTTCCACGCGATGTCAAAGCAGATGACGGTAAATGCCCGCAGTGATTTCGTGTCGGTCAGGATCACGTCATTCCCGTACTGCCCAACCTCGTCCCCGGCAACGACGCCTGCCGCCTTTTCCCATACCTCCGCCCACAAAGCCCGGTCCACGGCCGACGCTTGCCGCAGTGCCGCGGCGACCGGGGCCAGCTTCCCCGTGCTGTCCGCCGCCGGCGAGTCATGCTCAGGCGAGGGGGCAGGGGAGTGCTGCTTGTCAATTCCGTAAATGGCAAACCAGACGAGAACCACGGCGGCACCGATTCGCAGGATGTGGGCAGTCATTTCAGGCCTTCGGCTGCTTGAGCATTTGGTCAATGAGTTGCTGACAGAGCTTGACGGCCTCCGCCTTACCCTGTGCCTGCAGCTTGGCCGCAAGCTCCAGCACGGTGTGCATGTCTGCTTCGCCGGGGGGCGAGATGTCCGGGATCAGGTTCTCCACCTGCTCGGCGAGTGCCGGGAACGCCTTCTTGACTTCAGCCTCTACAAACGACATTACCCACGACAGGAGCCAACGCCCCACGATTCGCAGCGTAGGTGAGACGACGAGCGCGACGGCCACGCCTACCATTGCCATTTGAACGAGCGTCATTGAATTGCCTCTGCCTTCTGAACGGCCCAGCGGATAAATTGCTCGCCCTGCGGCGTACGCAACAGTTCGGTGACAAGTCGCACGGCCTCATCGTCCAGCCCGGTCTTGCTTTTGCTGGCCAGCCACTCGGCCCCGTCGGCGATCAGCATGGCCCGCTTGTACGTGTCCTGCTCGCCCAGCACCCGGCGGCCGAGCGTGACGAGCGGCCAATACTCATGCACAAGCCTCACCTGCTCGACGATGTTCGCCTGCGATTCTTGCATCCCCATAGGGTATGCCCGCCGGCGGATACCGTCGCTCACGGCTCCTTGTGCGTCGAGTCGCTGACGCACTGGTAAATCAGGTTAAAAACGTCCCGGATGACGTGCTGCGGGGACATGGGGTCCGCCCCGTCAGGGAGGGCGAACTTCTCCTTCTCAGCCGTCCTCCCCATGGCATCAAGCAGCGTCAGCACCACTTCTGTGGAACTGACCGACACGATGAAACGGTGGTGGCCCTCGCTCGACTTCATGCCACGAATTCTACGAGCCTTAGCCTTGCGCATCGTCAATGTCTTTCTCGCGGACGACAGGGAACTCGTACAGTGCTGGCTTAGACACTCGCCGACGCTCCTCCACTTCAGGCGACCACGACATTCTGATAGCCAGCGACCGCTCCGCTATCTCCTGCGGCGTAGGGTCTTTGTATGGCTGAGACGGTCGCGCTCTCGTCAGCGGCGTTCTTGGCTGCAGCCCCAGCCGGATGCGGACGCGATTGCATGAGTCGGCAGCGAGTCCAAGCTCCTCGGAGATGGACGCGACCGGCTTCCCGGCGAGCCACATTTCACGAAAGCGTTTCTCATCAACCTCAATCCGCCTTGGCATCCTGCCGGCCTTTCGCACGGTAGCGGGCCTCCGGCAGCGCACTGCCGGAGGCCCGCCGTTCGCGTCAGTCCTGTGTGGCCTAGTAGTAGCGGACCACCGCCACCCAGCCTCGCTTCAGCGGGGACCACGCCACGCCGATGTCTCGGACCCGCCGCTTACCCCAGAAGCAGCAGTTGTGGATCGCGTGCTCGCTCGACACGGTGCTGAACCCGATCCCCTCGGTTTGCCCGCCCGCGTTTCGGCAGTGGGCAAAGATTCCCCGTCGAGCCATTTGCTCCGCCGCTTCTTGGGCCGGGATGTACGCCGTCGTTGTCGTCTGCTGCACGATCACAACGCCGTCCGCCATGACCGACGCACAGCACGAAACCGCCAGAACAAGCCCGCAAATCACTGATTTCATAAGAAATCTCCTTGTCGCCAAAGAACCGCAAGTGCACCACGCACTCGCACCACTCACCTCCGCTCAACGCCCGCGTCATGCCAGTACCCGGGTTCCCCGCTCTTGCCTCTGACAACCTTGTCCGGCTCGCGTCGGAGCGCAGCCCCGACGAGCAGCCCGATAGAGAACGTCAGTGCTTGCAGGATCACACCCAGCGACACGCACACTGCTTGCTCAACTGTTGACATGGTTCCTCCTGAACTCCGGGCACCCGCACGCCCCGCACGGCAGCGTGTTCTCCTTCTCTGAATTGCACCTGTTGCAGAACATGCGGATCACCAGTTGGCCTTCGGCCGGCCCTGCCGGCGTGGGTTCTGGAAGTACGCTGCAATCACGTCGAGGTCGCTTTCTTTCCATCCGCAGTCCCCCGATGCTGTCGTGTACGGTTTCGGTATCACGCCCGTCCTCACCGCGTGCCGCAGTCTGTGCCGGCGCACTCGCAGCCCATGCTGCACCCACAGCCACGCCATTACGTCGCTGACGTGCACACCGACTTGCGGCAGCATCCGTGCCTTCACGGCTGCACCAGCGAGAGGAACGCGGCCGCCGCCTCCTTCGACGTGACGACGCAGCACGGCGCGCCGCCCTTCTCCATGATCTCCTGCATCTGATGGGCCTGAAGCTTCGTCGGCTTCTTCCCCGGCTGCTTCACCTCCATGAATGCTGCTGCACCATTTTTGATACACAGCACGTCGGGGAGCCCGACTTGGAACTGGTTGCCGTGGAGCTTCTTGGCCCACCAGCCCAGCCCCGTAGCCGTCTTGATGATGGACGCGACGATCACTGATTCCCGTGGCATTGCCTTGCCCTTTCCACCGCCGCGCCGCTAAAGCACCGGCGGCAGGTGTTGCATACCCCAACAATTGACTCGGACAGATTCAGCATGCAGTCGTCTGCCACTGGGTCCGCCCCCGCCAGCATGTAGCTATCTCGGAAAACGACGGGTGCCATTCCCTCGGTCGGCGTCTCGCCGCGGTCGCACTGGTACGACCAGAACCACTTCAGTCCGGGTCGAGCGGACTGCCGCATGGCGTCAAGCCGATCCCACGACCCGCGGTCCACAGACAGGTGGACAAAG